TAAATTGCGCCGTGTAATGCCCACCCATATGCGAACCATGATGATCTGATACGCCTCTTAACTCATAAGTCCAAGCACGACTAGAATCGGCGGATTCCTCTGCGAAAAACTCTGTAAAATTCATAGATCCTCCATCATAAGGACATACTGTCATATTTTTACGACCATCATAATTAAATCTACGTAGCGTTATAAACAAACTTTGCGGTAATTTCCAAATATGTGTATGAATTTTGGCATTATGTCTTATTTTGTTATCTGGTGTTAACTTCGTACAATTCTCACAATCATATCCCTCAATTTCAGAGTCTTTTACCTCATTCTTTATCCATTCCTGAAATGTCTGACCTTCGCAGGGAATTTTGAGTGAATTGAAAACCTCCCACTGATATGTATTATTCTTACATTCAGTACAGTGAATGGTTTTACGCATCATACCAAAAAACCGGTCAACTACTTCGCTTTTATTTTTACTTATGAATTTATTCCAACCATTTTCAGATAAGGCGCGCATTTTCTCAATATGATTTGCTGAATCATCTATAATAATTTCTGTATATACTGACTCTGTTTTTATTGCTTCGTGAAATTTATCAAGAAGATATACAAGATATTCATGGCTATCATTTGGTATAGGAATACCGAACATTTCATATACGGTTCCTCTTACGGCTTTACGCACTTCTGAAATAAATCCAAGCGGGCGAACATAGGCTGGCTTATATGCGGACCATACTGATTTAATAATATCTTGATATGCTAACAAAATTCTTTTAGAAGCATTATCATCTGGTATATTTTTAAGTTGTTCTGTAAAGTTTTGAGTGAGACAGAACGCATTCCATTCAGGACATGCTCGAATTAATTGGAGAGTGGAATTACAATAACATGTATTTCCCATATTTTGAATTCCTACAACACCTTTTAGGGACGTATCCATTTGAGGCTCTGAAGCAGGTCTTTCCTCCATATAATTTTGACGCGATAAGGGCTTAAGTTGTTCGTATATATATAGAGTTATCAAAGATGGCGAATCAAAATATATATTCAGTACAACTTCTAAATGATCTTCATAATTATTTTCCAGATCTCTTATATAATTTTAGACGATTTCAAAATGTTCAAGATGTATTAGGTTATGTTCGCGCAGTATCTGAAATAAGTCCTTATGAACGAGGATTACAGCAATATAGAATGCGTCAAAGAGCTAGACAAGGTGTAATACCTACGAATAGATATATCAATCCTATTATAAGTATTCCAACTACTAATATGTCGGCGCCTAGTACATCCATACCAAGTACATCCTTACCAAGTACATCCTTACCAAGTACATCTGTTAATAGTACTCAAGCATCTGTCAGTGATACTACAGTACCCCGTATTCGGATGCGACTAAATACTGATAGAACTGATGTAATGGATAGCTTTCTGGGCGGTCTGTCTATTATTTTAGGAAGTGCGAATGGTGGAATAATGACAATGAACGAACAGGCGGTTGAGGAACAACTTCAATCATTTCTAAGTCAATCTGTTCCAGTTTATCCAACTTCTAGAGAAATTGACAATGCTTCAACTACCTTTATGACAACCGAGCAACAAGATGATAATTGTGCGATTTGTCAAGATGTAATAGAATCTAATCAAACTGTTCGTCGTCTAACACACTGTAATCATTATTTTCATCAATTATGTATTGATACTTGGTTTCAGCGCAACGTCCATTGCCCTAGTTGTCGTCATGATATTCGTATTGTAGATCAAGATGATTAGGAAGACATGATTTTGATAATAATAAAATAGTATTTTTGTTATAATATTTTATTATTTTAAATAACGGTTGATCTAATTACGTCTGGAATGGCGGCGGCTATTTTTATGAGCCTTCTTTGTTGCTCTACGATTTTTTAGTTTCATTCTGCCACCCGATGGTTGATTAGATTCTGTTAATAGAGCACGAGTATTCCCTCTTTTAATTGCATTTTTTACTCCAGGACTAAGCATATTATAGTGATGTAACATACTTTCATGGCTCATAGGTTTAAAAGCATTTTTTTTAGCTTTACGATCATTATTAATAGCCTTTTGAGCAGCATTACTCCATTTAAATGGAGATGGAGATGGAGCTACACGTGAATTCTCTATATTCTTAAGTTTTTTATCAGCATTGCGAACTCTTTGTTCAGCATTACGAAGTTTTTTAGCATTATTTGGTGGTAGAGGTGGAGCTGTAGGTGTAGATATACCTACATATAAATCTTCAGGCTTTGATTGACTAGCTCCCGCACCCATTCTATATTAATACATAAGAATTTAAAACTAATATAAAAATAATATAACAAAAATATTATTTTTATATTTATTATCAATTATTTTATTATTAAGTATTTCATTATCAACTATTTCATTAAACAATGCTAAGAGAAGCCAGATCATCGGGAAGTTCATGAATAGTCGTACTATAGTGTTTTTCAATTTCCTTTAGAGAATTCATCTCCCCTCCATAAATGAGATTAATTGCCACACCCTTCTTACCATAACGTCCAGAACGACCAATTCTGTGAATATAGTTTTCGCGCTGGACGGGCAACTCATAATTTACTACAAGCGACACTTGCTGAACGTCAATACCACGTGCCAGAAGATCCGTGCTAATAAGCACACGAACCTGACCCGATCGGAAATCCTCCATACGCTTCTTACGATCTGCTACCTCCATTTCACCATGAATAAACTCAAGCGTAAATCCCTGGGCTGCTAACTGTTTTGCCAGCCACTCCGCCTTCTGACGCTTATTTACATAAATAAGCGCCTGATTAACCGCGATTTGTTGATATAAATCGAGTAGTACAGGTAGCTTCCATTCTTCACGCTCCAAACCTACAAAGTATTGCTTGATACCATCAAGTGTAACCTCATCAGGAGGTAGAAGAATACGCATAGGATTACTAAGATAATTTTCAGCTACTTCAAGCACATTGGTAGGCATAGTAGCACTGAAGAGGGCTAGACGAGTAGACGCTGGGAATTTATTATCAAGAATAGTTCGAATTTGTTCGGCGAAAAGATCCTCCAACATTTGATCTGCTTCATCAAGAATAATATACTTCATGTTATCAATTGCTAAATCGCCGCGGCGAATAAGATCAAAGATGCGACCAGGCGTACCTACAATAAATTGCGCTCCCGCCTTTAGCGTACTAATATCACTACGAAGTTGATTGCCTCCAGTGGCAGATAGTACCTTTAGTCCCATATAATTACCTAATGCGCGTGCTACACGCTCAGTTTGTTGAGAAAGTTCACGGGTTGGACAGATTACAATAACCTGAGGGGCCTTAATTGAACTATCAACCACACTTAGAGCCCCAATTGTAAATGCACCTGTCTTACCCGTACCCGATTGTGATTGAGCTAGAATATCATTACTCTTGCTCATAGGCACAATGGCCACTTGTTGAATTTTTGAAGGGGTCTCAAATCCATACGAGTAAATACCTCGAATGATTTCGTCAGAAAGACCCATTTCATCAAAGGATTCATAGACCTTCGGGTTAGCTTGGAGAGTATCGGAATCTTCAGTCATCTATGAATATAGAGTATACCAAATCTTTATGCTGATTATTAATCGTTGGATCTCAATCAAATTTTAGGACAATTATACAAAAATTTGATTGCTTAAAATAATCCAATATCATTAGAGTTATAATATGGATGCCGATGAACTCATTGACACTGGTGCTGAATATGAAGAAGAGGAATGGGATGAGGAATATAATGAAGCCGAAGGTGAAATAGAAGAGAGTGTCCCCGAAGTAAAACCAGAACTCAAGCGTCTATACCAGCAACATCCAGAATGTAATTTGGATTATATTGAACAAGTTATTCCCAAGATTCCATTACAATATGTACCTCCAGGTGGGGATAAGACTGATTCTAATCACCGGACTTATCCATTCTTAACAAACTTTGAAAAAACAAAAATTATCGGTCTTCGTGCAAATCAAATAAGTAAAGGCTCAGCTGCATTTATCTCAGTACCAAAACACATTACCGATGTACGCGATATTGCTAGGCTCGAACTTGAACAGAAACGTCTACCATTTATTATTAAACGTCCCCTACCCAACGGGCAATTTGAATATTGGCGGTTAGCAGATTTACTAATTCTTTAAAGTATTACGTCGCAACTGTCTATCACTAATACGCGATTGATTTATATAGCATAAATCATCCATTATATCATCGGAATTGTCATTATTCTTCTCACTAAAGGCCCGGCGCTTTGATGATTTATTTTTAACTATAAACATCATATATAAATTTTTGTATTCTTGTTTGTGTAATATTGATATAGAAACAGGAATATTTATTAATTTTTTAACGGCTACAGACATGCTAATTTAACTTATTAAGTTCTAAGAATAAAAATTTGAATCAAAATAATATTTAAAATTAATACACGGTTAATACAAAATGGAATGTCAAGACTGGACACCTGTAACTTTTCGGCGTCGTACTGCTTCTAAAAATCACAATATTCAGCCTCGTGATTATAAAAAAGATGAACGAATTCAAATGGCTAAAATAGAAAATTCTGATAAACCAATTCCTAAGAAACGTATAAATCCTGAATCACTTCAGACACTTATTCGTAAGAGAATTGAACTCGCATTGAGTCAAGTAAAGGCTGATACTAAGTGTTCCTTTCCTCGAAATACCTTTAGAGATATTGAATCAAATCGTCTAATTCCAAATGAAGAGCAGCGACGACGTATTCAACAACATTTCGGTATTCAGTTAAAAATTAATACAATTGAGGTATAAAAAATAAATTATTATAATTTTTATTATATGTATTATAAGTTTTATAAATATTATAACTTTTAACCACCCTGGCGCCACTCTTTGCCACAATTGAGACAAGTGATAAAGATTGTCATTGGTTCATCTGCCGAGCGCGTCTGAAGTTCATAATAAGTACATTCGCGTTTCAAGCAGCGGCGGCACTTGAATTGATCTGTGGCGCGACTCTTATTTCCTTCAAGAATCTTTTGCTCTCGCTGTAGCTGTTTATCACGCAGCTCGAACCACTTTTCAGGAAACATCTCATAGGATGTCATAGATGGAATTGTATATAGAGGAAACTCTCCCTCAATTATACGAGTAAGTAGACGCTTATTTTTAACTGGACTATCTGGATGAATATTACTAAATACAGACCGAACAATCTCGCGATAAATTTCGATAAATATGGCAGATTTCCAACTGCGCGCTACATGATTTTTGAGAGCAAAGTTAAAAGCCGCCTCAAAGATACCCTTTTCAAGAAGACGAATATCCTCCTTTGAAAACTTATCCTCCAGAAATTTAAGATTTGAGATACAAAGCAGTCTTATCTTATTTGTTTCAGGATCTGAATCAATTGAAATATCTTCTTTAAGACCTGCGGCATCAACCTTGTTATATGCTGGAGCACGCTTACGCTTTACTGGCTTTTCTTCCTCTTCTTCCTCTTCGATTTCTTCTTCAATAATAGAACTTTTCTCAACTTCATCCTCTTCAAATTCTTCAGCATCTGCTTCTTCTTCTTCTCCATCAGATTCCTCATCTTCATCAGATTCATCATCCTTTTCTTTATCAGCTCCAATCATAAATACATTCCATTGTTCTACAGTGTATGGAATTGGACTCTCCCAATTATTTGTTTGTGAAACAATTACCAAGGCATCCCCAAATATTGTTACATCTAAATATGGTTCTGGCAGTTCGATTTTATTTTCGGTACCTTTTTTACCCTTTTTATAACCAAATATGAATATATATTTATTATCATATTCATAACAACAAATACTCTCAGGCTCATCCTTCTTTTTAAAATATTTTTGTAATGTTTCAATGGATAGACTACTGTCTTCACTAAGTGTCAAGTTTACTTTACGAGCTTCACCCTTAATTGGTAGTACAACTGTGGAGAGAGAGGGCATTCCTGGATAGATTAATCACACAGACGTTGCTTAAATCCCTATCGCGTCTATTATATAGGATAATCACAATGCCGTCAATTTTTATCTGGAAGTCTACCACTACTAATACGTCAAAGAAAATGATTAGAATGTATTCTGGTTCTAATTGGGTGCTAGAAGAAAATGAATATTGCTCTAATTCAAAAAGTTATATGTATCTCGATCAAATTGTAATTTCTGAATCTAATGATTTATTAATTACTTTTCATACTAAAAATATGCCAGCAGACTGGGTTGGTTCCGAATTACTTGAAGTAAGTTATGTTCCTTATGAAATGATAAAATCCGATACTGTTGGAACTCTTGAAATGATTGGAGAGTGGATGCGATTTACAAAAAATGATGAAATAGAATATAGTCTAGAATCTTTAAAGGCTGAGTATATTAATATTAAAAAATGGATAAATCAGACAACACCCAATAATTCAAAACATATTACGAATAATTCAAACAATAATTCAAAGCATCAAAAATCTAAAGCTAGTCTTGATCCGCACAAGGTTCAACTAAATTTCCAGGAATTCCTTATTAAGTATAGTTTACCGGCTAATCATGCTAATTATATACTTAGCGCGAGTACATAATTATATAATATAATAAATATGATACTGGAATAAAATAATAAGTTTGATGTTGAATTGGAAATATGATTTTCACGAGATGAAAAAGAGGAATGAATTCATATATCTATATATTTGGAGTTCTGATTGTAGGATTTGTTTTTTACTTTTTCATTAAAGATAAAGTCTTTGAACCATCTCCATCATCAGATTCTACTACAGAAAATAAAGAAGCATTTGAAGTGCCTGCTCCTGCCTCAATTGAAATTCGTCAGGCCCCAATCTACCCTTCTCGTGTCGTTATGCCTTCCGGCCCTAATTCTCCCAGTCAAGAAGCACCTGAGGGTGAAACAGTAGTGTATGGTGATCCTGCTCCAAAGGATCCTTATTATGAACAACAGGAAAGTTCGGATATACCTGAAAATTTACGTTATCCTGAAAGATCTTTCCGCCCGCCGCCGCTAAATAATAATACATCGATTGCAGTTGAAGCGGGTATTGCAAGTAATAGTATACAGGTAACTTCTGATAATTCTCAGAAGATGAACCCAGACTTTATACAAGGTGGGGGAGAATTTATGCCAGGCATCTATGCCAATGACACTTTCTCTGATAAAAGCTATTCTGCTTTTTAGAAACCTAAAGAATTAATTTGTTTAATATATAATTAATAATGTCATTAATTAATTATTGTGACGATCGACTTACAGATAAAAATACATCACATTCATATGTGGAAGTATACGAAAAACTATTTGCTGCAAAAAAAGAGTCAGCTACACATGTTTTAGAAGTTGGTATAGGTTCTATTCCCTATTGGAATGGAGGTAGTATTAAAATGTGGGCGGATTACTTTACAAATGCGCAAATTCATGCACCTGATGTTATTAATATTGATATTGTTTATCCTGATCTAATTTCTCATCCACGCGTCTATCTTCATACATCAAATGATGCATATAATGATAAATTTTTTGAAAATACATTTTTAAGCAAAAATATGAAGTTTGATATTGTTATTGATGATGGGCCACATACACTGGAATCAATGATTAAATTTATTAATACATATTCAAAAATTATGAAAGATGATGGAATTCTTGTAGTTGAAGATCTATATGATATAACTTGGAGCTCTAAACTACTTGAAAATACTCCACAGGAATTAATTAAATATGTTAAAGTGTTTGATCGCTCTCATGTTAAGGGACGACATGATGATATTTTATTTGTGATTGATAAATCTACAAAATTATAGACTATGATATTATAGACTATGATATTATAGACTATGATATTAATAAAAAAACTGAAATATATGAAATTGAATCTAAAGCCTGATTACGTCTAATATATAGACTAAACATAAAATGATGAGTAAATCTGTTCATAGCACTGTACCTCAATTTGAAAAACAAAAAGTACCACGATTCCGTCGCCTAGATAATGATCATATCTCGGCCATTGAATCTCTTTTTAAACGATTTCCATTCTTGAATGAACGCGTAGAGATTCATATGCCTTTTGCTCGTGCTAAACCCACGTTCTCTTCTGGCACAGTTTGGGTTTGGCCCAAGTTTGATAAACGTCCTGTGGGATTCTTAATTTTCATGGAGGGATTTGCCCCGTGTATCTGGTATTCTGAACGCCAAGAGGGTATGACATTTCGCTGGCTGCTACCGCCGAACTTTTGCCAAAAAGGTGCGACAGTATGCCTAGCCAATATTTTGACTGGCGAGTCCAGTCTTCAAATTGAAGACATTATTATCTCTGAGGGGAAGGATTTATGGAGTAATATGACTTTTGAGGAACGATGGGCCAAACTACGCAATTTTTGGCAAAGTCTCCCACCCGATCAGCCACTACTTGCATTTAAACCGCGCGTTGTGAATCCCATTCCTCTTAATCAATGGTCACTACATTATGATGCGGCCATTTACTGGATTATTCAACCGAATCACTCAAAACAGCCTCGCTGGTATTGGAAAGATGTTGTAACTGTTCCTGAACATAAACCGGTTGAATTTATCGCCCCTGTTATCAAACGTGGTACTGAGATTCTTAATATTCTGGTGGCCGCTATTGAGCCATATTCTAAAGCTGTGCTACCTGATACATATACCCTTTTATCTCAAGAAAATGTTAATCTGGGAGTGGCGTCTATTTCTACACTTGATTTGTCGCTTGATATTCGTAAAGCTATTACTAATAAACCGTTTCTACCTGTGGAGGTAAAATGGAATGAGGGTTTTAATAAATATCAGGTTCTGCGTATTATGCCTGAAGATACGCCGATTACAACAGCGTCATTCTTTTTTCATAAGAATATGTGAATGCCAAAGCGTAAAAAATGACTATATACTAGGATGACAAGACATCGTGTCTCAAAAAGAAAAAAGCGGGCGTCCCGACGAACTAGACGTAATGGCGGCGGATGGTCTGATTTAGGAAAGGGCACCTTTAATCAAATAGCTGTAAGCCCTGGTTATCCAGTTCATGTCCCCTTTTCAGGCCCTGGTAAGGATTGTACTGGCAATCCTCATTCTATTCGCCCTGGATTTATTGATTATTTGACCCCCAAGGGGCTACCCGGTCTAAGCGGCGGCAAACGTCGTAATAGAAATCGCAAATTAGAAGGCGGTATGGCTATGCCTTCTGCTGCTTCTACTTATGAAAGTTTTAGCGGCGGGCCAGTACCTAATCCTAATCTACCACCAGTCTCAGGCAGTGTAACCCCTAAACCAGGTGATTTTCCTGATACTACCGGTGCGGGTGGATCAGTGGCACAGCCAAATGTAGTAATGAGTATGCCTGGCGTACCTGTTGCTGGTGCCCCGCTAATGGCTAAGATGCCAATGACACAAAAAGGCGGCCGCTACGGATTCTTCCCCGAAATGGGTCCTCTAAATCCGGTAAATGGAGTCGGTGTCACACCTGCTCCTTTTGGCCGTATTCCGTGTGATATTGGCACATTTAATCCACTAAATCCTAATCCTAACGACGTCCAACGCCTATCTACTACCCCCCTTACACCACCATATGTTTCTGGAAAACTAATGGGTGGTGGTGCTTCTCCCTTGGGCGCTCTATCTTCTGCGAATTTCCCAGTTGTGCGTGTAGGCGATGCCGATTCGATGAGATACTATGCGCCAACGGCTGGATACACCAATGATTTTATGACCTTTAAGGCTCCCAGCCCAGTACCTGGACTAACAATCCAACCACCATATGATGCTAAAGCATTTAACCAGGCCTGTGTAAAGACGGGTGGTAGACGTAACCGTAATCGTAACGGTGGCGGCAATCCAGTAGCGATGGACGCGGGTAAATTTACTCCAGTAACAATGGGTGAAATTGGATCGCGTTTTAGCTTTGATGGAACTAACAAGGGGTTACCTGTAAAGTTTGGAGGTAGACGAACTAAACGAAGAGTATTAAAACGTAAATCACATAAAAAGCGTAATTAATACCTTGTAAATACATATAATATGAAGAACATAAAGGATAATTTTAATAATATATAGAATCAATAATGAGTATTAATGATTTTTTATATTTGAATTCAGCGTATAATATGGGAGAGGGACATTCAGGGCAAATTCCAAAACAAACTGATACTCTAAAGGAACTTGCGTCAAATCCATCAATTAAAAATGTGTTAGAAATCGGATTTAATTCGGGTCATTCTGCGGATACTATTTTAAACTCTAATCCGAATATTAAATTGGTTAGTTTTGATATTGGTACAGGGAAAAATGTTATACTTGGAAAAACGTATGTTGATAGAAAGTATCCTTTTAGACACTGCCTAATTATTGGAGATAGTACAAAGACTGTTCCTGAATTTCTAAAAGATCACCCTGATTACAAGTTTGATCTAATTTTCATTGATGGCGGCCATACATTTGATATTGCTACAAAAGATATTATGAATTGTAAAGAATTAGCTCACGCAGAGACTGTTGTAGTTGTTGATGATGTAGTACATGACTCAAATGCTGAGTATTGTGTTGGACCAACTCAGGCTTGGACTACCGCGGCTTCTAAAAATATGATTACTATAACCGATACGATTAAATTTAAAGAAAATAGAGGAATGAGCTGGGGGAAATATGTTTTGTAAGCTATCCGTAGATCATACAATTGGATTAATATTAACTGTGCCACCTATACTAACCGTCTGACAACCGCCTATTAACCCTCTAAAATATTCTGTTTGTGCTCCAGCAGTAAATGTAATTAGTCTTGAAGAATTTCCATCTGTATTTTGAGGATTATTAATTAATTGTTTGCCATCCACATTATTTTTATATAAATTGCGCGCGTAATTTTGATTTTGGAGTCGCTGAATAATAACACGGTTATCAAAGTTGCGATTAGACATCCTACTTAATGCTATAAAAATATATTTCAATATTCACTTTTATTTTGAAAACTTAAATAACGACCCATGTTCATTTGGCTCAGTGCCATTAACTACTACCTTCTTAGGTTTATCAATATGCTGAAATGTATATTGACATTCTTTATAAAACTTCTGGCGAATATACCATCGCCGTTTATGACACTCATGAGAATCAATAATATCTACAATATGCGGTGCCACTTTTCTTTCATCAATCCGTTGTCTGAAAATGCGACCAGTTGATTGTTCTACGCTTTTTCTAGGAGTTGCTAGTATAACAGTGTTAAGCTTTTTCACCGAGAATGCTTCCGAACACATTTGATATGTTGCCAGTAATATCTGACATTTATCGGCATTATCATCTAACTTTGCCTGCTTCATACCACCAATATAATACCCATGTACATACTTTGCTGGTAATCCATCTATTGCCTTCTCAAACCATTCCAATTGTGAAATTCGATCACTTAGAATAAGTATGAAACGATTTGGATCTTTGGCATACTCATCAATTAAACCGAGGATTTTATTATTGCGCGGTTCAAATTCTGCGACTTGGTTTAAGAGTTTGGCAGTAACCGGTTCTCCTCTCCAATTTACTGGCACTTCTGAATACACAGGATCTTCTGAGCTAAACCAAACGGCCTTAACAACTGCTTCCTTATCAGGTTCTCTCTTTGTATTCTTGTATACAGGATCACCTAGATGATATTCAAAGACTTTAGACAAACCATCTTCGCGATCTGGTGTAGCACTTAGACCTAGCATAAATCTTGTTTGAATTTTCTTTAATGCCTGGCAAAAGTATGCCGCACCCAAGTGATGACATTCATCAAAGATTGTAAATCCATATTCATCAAAGAAGCCCTCTGGGAATTCACGGCGACAAATTGTTTGAATCATACAAATTGTAATATCATATTTTTCCGCATCAATCTGAACTTTGTTTCCTTGTAGAATTCCAACACGCGCTCCCTGAATAAAATTCTCAATCTCCGATTTCCACTGATTCATTAAGAACTCCTTATCAACTACAATTAAAAGGCGTTTTCTGAGTAAAACTGCGATATTAAGTGCCATAAATGTCTTGCCATAACCGCACGGGACGCAAATTAGTCCATTTCCGTTCTTTTTAATAAATGTTTCAATAATCTCTTTTTGGAAATCATGAGGTGGGAACTTAGTGCTAAATGATATTATTTCAGGAAGTGCTAGGCCTTCTGACACAATATTAGCTTCCGGCTCTCCATACTTTTTAATTCCCCAATGACGTGGGACATATAAACGAGTCTTGGATTCCGCATATATTGGAAAGTTTAAAATGTCTTTTTGAAATCTATCAAGAACTTTTGGAGCGACTGTTAACTCAGATCTAAGTTCTTGTACTTGAACTTCTGTTAAGAATGTTTTTTTAATCGCATACCCTTTAACGGTTAAAACACGATTAAAATCCTGTATAGACATCGTACTTTACTAATAATAGCTCCAGAATCTTAAGTCAATTTTTGATATACATCGGTCTATAATTTGAAATTATAGCTAATATACAGAGGAATGTATCGGACTGAATTAACTTATTTCATAGTCCTTACGGTAATTATACTATTTTCACAGTTTTTACCAACTGGTCTATTACTACTTCTAGATAATTTCTTGATACGAATTTTAGTAGTATTACTATTATTATACCTGATAACTCTTGGTCCTACGGCAGGTATTCTAGGGCTAATGGCTGTCGCAGTAATGTATTTAGAACGTAATAGACGTAAAGTTGTAGTAGCCGCTAAAAAACTAGATTTAATGGATTGGCAAAAACCAGAATATGCTACAGTTGAAGAAGCTGCGAAACCACAAACAACAGTTCCCGTTAATGAGTTTGATAAAAAAACGGACGAGGAATCATACTATGTTCCAGATAAAACATGTGATATAACTGACTTTGAACCGGTTGGCCCAACAATTAATGAAAAAGCGGTACTATCTACCATTTATCCCTTAAGTGGACAAAGCGCTGAAGCTGGTGATGGTTCTAATAATCTCTATGAAGATCTAGGATTTGGACATATTGAGGGTGTTGAAACAGTTGGCAACTAAAAGTTTTGTAACTAAAAGTTTTGTAACTAAATAATTATTATTTTCATTAATAATGAGCTAAATAATTATGTTCGCGATTTATAACTGTATGTCTTTTTGCTGTAGTGTTTTATCAATATAAAATGCTTTTGCCACTTCGGCTATAATAATATTTTTTGAGAGATCTAATCCCTGATTTCTCCAGTTTGGATTTGTTACATTTAAAAAGTTTTCATATGATGCCCGTGTATAGGCAATGCGAGGTATTCCTTTATTATCTGTAAATTGAATTGCTACAAGTGGTGGTGCTGATGTTTTAATTTGGACTAGTCGTTTACTACAATTATTTCCAAAACATTTTGCTAAATCCAACCGTTTTTGATTAGAACAGCTGTCTATGGAATTTGTATCTTTTTCAAATGTATCATAAATTATACACTTAGCCTGACTTGAATGTTGCGGACCAGTCATTGTGTCATTAAGTTGACCTGTCATACAGCCTTTTATTTTTTTGGCCTTATCTTCAAAATAATTTGGTAAAGATGGCATACAATATTCTTTGGCTTTTTCTGAATATATTCTTTTTATTAGTTCCGTACAATTTGGCATATCGGCGGTTCCATTACCATTTAACGTACATTGATTATCACTTAAACACTTATTAGCGATAATTTCACCATCACAGCATATAATATCTCCATTATTATTATATAAAGACTTATATCCAGAAGGGCAAGCATTTAAGTAAAAATTTTCAAATGGTTCTGTAAATTCATTTTGTACTATTTTATTATTTTTAAAGTATACAAATAAAAGAAGAACCGTAATGCTAATTAATAAAACAGTAAGTTCTAGCATTTCCTATTATTAGGCATTTTTTGAAATCCAATCTCCAGCCTTTAAAAACAGTACTGTAACAATTGCTATTCCTGCTACTCCTGCTACAATTCCTTCAATTTGTTCCGTAGTTAATGACGGTGAACTACTATCTCCTGTATTCGCATTCTTTTGGGCCTGATCTCTTTCAGATAAAACTGTATCTAGTGTTTTATTACCTGGTACTACAAGATTTCCTGATAAATCTTTTGCTTGGTTAAATGGTACACATTTATACTGATTGGTTTTATAATAGGGGCACTGCTCTGAATTCCATTTAGAACCAGATGTATTAGAACGTGGTGGAAGTGTATAATATATAATTCTGTGTCTAAATTCATCTGTAGAAGTTGAAAGTTGCGATGAATAAATATAGCCATCCGTTGAAATTATTGTGGGGACCTTATTACCCTTATCATTAAATTTATAGCTTTTTAATGTTGAATCACCACCTCTTATAGCTGCCGGAATAGAATAAGACGGGGAAGAATTTGTAATATTTAGTTTACTTTTTAGATTTTGATACATGTTTGATTTTAGAGTAATTCCATGAGGAAATACTACAACATATAAGCTTCGTGTTCCAGTTGGAAGATTAGTCTTATTATTCATTGTTTCAAAACACGTCATGTATGATAATGATGTTTGTGTAGTATCACCTTTCCATCCATAAAAGATAGATTCAAGATTTGGAATAATTGGACTTTTACTAGTATCATCCGCATTTACATATGTTTTATTATCTGGATCAATTATTCGATCTAAATATTCATTATGGTTTGGTGTACCACTATCATAAATTGGTACACATAGTAATATTCCAGATAATGGAGCAGAAGCAGTAGTATTATTAGTGCTATTGACGGAAAAAGATAACACTAATTCAGCTACTGGTTGAGTTGTAATACCAGGTAAAATGTATCCCTTACTTAGAACACTACATATCTGGACATCTACTAAACTAAACCGTTGTCCTCGATAGGTACATGTATTCTCCGTAGATTCGTCTATTCTATTTCCTAAAAGACTTGGTATTGTAGTTCTTGGTTTAAATGAAATTGAGAGTGGATAACTTTTAACTGTTATTGTATTTAGATCTGGTTGTTGAATTGGCCCAACAAGTTCTATAAATCCTGTATTAACATCAGATGGACAGAACATCTCTATCTTGAATCTATGGAAATATTAGTTATTAAAATACCTAATATATCTAAATTTAGAACTATGGTGTTGATTATAAGGCACCGCAATTAAGGCGCCACAATTAAGGCGCCACAATTAAGGCATCAAACTTAAATAAGATTCGTCAATATATCTGACATTTTTATATCCTTTTCTATATAAAGTCTCTGCTGCAATTACCGCTTTTTTGTCACTTTTTCCATTTGAATATACCAAAATCCAGGCATTCTTGTTAGGCATATCTAAAGGAACTTGTTGTGCCAGTTTGTCTAATGAAAATGGAATAGAATTGGGATAGTATCCCAATAATTCACGGTCTAAGGCGGTTCTAACATCTATAATTAGACCAAAACGACGCGATCTTGCCTCTACCACACTTATTTTAAGCGATGGTTCAGAGTTTCTATTACTTGTAGTAGTATTAGAATAAACCAAAAATACAATAACCGCTATAACTGCAATAGATAGTATTGGCCCTATAATATTTCGTCTAGCCATTCCTAAATTAATCCAGGAATATATTTGGGTCCATCAATCTTATATATAGATGTCTTACCAGGTTTATTCATAACATCAACTTTGACTTCATCGCCCGATAAAATCTCCTGGCATCCTACATCATCCATACACTGGCGTCGCTGGAAATTGATTGGAATTGGAACGGGATTATATGTATCCGTTCGTGTATAATAATTCCATCTATCACTGCCTCCTGTCGTTCTGCGACCATATAATGGTAAAATCTTATCTTCAACACGTACTACACCAACTGACTGGAATGATTCAGGGAGACCTTGCGTCGGAATGTTAATCGGTATAGACGCAATTCCACCTCGTGGAGGGAATTCTGGCGGAGCCATCCAAGATCTATATGGCTGCGGAGCCATATCATATCGCGAATCACCTCCCTTTATTGGAATTATTGTGGTTCTTGGCGAGTCATTACTCCCTGAGGGGGGCATTATAATGGTTGGAGCATCATTACGAGATCTTGTAAAAAATGCCGCATATAGGAAAAATAAGAGTGCGACCGAAAGAATAATAAATATAGTTGTACCAAGATCTCCTGAAATACAGAATACTCCAGGAGGGCATTTACTGCGACCTGATCTACCACGTGCCATCTTTACTTAGATCAACGAACATTTTATACCTTAACACAGTCTGGAGATACAGTATCACATCCCTTTCTACCCCAGCCAGGTCCATAACGACCGGGTTCATAGCCAAACCAAGGAGTCATTTTTACATCTTCAAATGCTTCAATACTTGATTTACAAGTCCAGAAAAATACTGCGATGCCTAAAAGAAGTAGTAAGCCTAAAATATATAATGTCATTTGCCTATTAATACATATTACTTTAATTTGTAAAAACTGAGTATATATTATATAAGTTATACTCAGTTTTTATGTAAATCTAATTATATTAGAATTCTTAATTAAATTTCTAAGCAAGTTTAAATAGCCCACCCGCCCCACCACCTTGGCCGCCAAACATGCCAGAGAACGTTTGTAAAAGTTCCTTACCATCGGCTAAAACGGGGCGCATTTGTGTAAGCATATTCATTAGCGATTTTTGGGTTTCAAGTAATTTCTTGGTATCGTCTGTCATGGAATTAATTTGATCGGGCTTGAAAGATTCCATTGCTTTCATAAGAGTAGAGCCAGCGTCTAACTTTGCTCCATCAGAATTTTCCGAAGGCATCTTTCCAACTTTAAACAAGCTATTTGTAGCGGATTGAAACTCCTCAGAGGCAATATCCTTATCCGTCTTTTTCTTAATATTCTCTACAGCGCTTGTAACCTCTTGTACCTTGTCAGAATCAACTTCATTTGTGCGCTTAGCAGGGGCAGAAGAGCTTTCTTGGCTTTCACCTTCTTTAGGGACTTGAGGCTGGACGTCTTCAAATCCTTCTACAGCAGGGTCATAAACACCAGCCGGTTCTAACTTAGGATCTTGAAGACTTTGAGGGATTGGATTATAATCCCCTTTCATTTTGGAGAGACGTTTAAGAATTGTTTGAGGGTTGTCAAGATTTTCAAACGGCTCTAATTTTCTTAATAGCGCCTTTAGGTAATATATGTAAAATAGGGAGAATATTACTGCGATTGCCACAACAATCTCAAATTGATCGATAAATGCGCCAGTTATTAGTGCTACAGCTGAACATAACAGTAATCCCGTTAAACCCGCATATATAAATGTATATAATACAGTTATAACCAAAATGAATACTGAAAATCTATAAGTGAGGTTATTAAACTTCATTTCTCTAAAGCTTAGATGGAAAGAAAATAAGCTTAAAAGACTATTAATGGCGCTAAACAACCATTAATGGTACAAGTACTTTTTGAATAAACCAAAATAAGAATCCACCAATTAAGGCCTTTGCACCTAGACCCGCCGTAGTTAAATCTCCTCCAATTCTTAAGAGTGATGGTAGATAATGACCGATTAATACATTTACAATTGGAAGACTTACAATGAAAATAATAATTGCCACAAGCAAGGGTTGTTTAATTTGGGACATAATATCGGAGTACATATTACCCTTAAATGATTCTACTAAAGTGGGTTGTTGGGGTGCTCTTTGACCTTGTTGGGGTACATTAGCAAATTGAGAACCACCATGAGAGAATTGTGGTGAATGCATTAAATGCGCAAAATCCGCGGGTGTCGGGTAATCTTTTCCAATCATATGGGCGGTAGCAGTACCAGGATCCATAGCTACAGGATATGTTGAATTAGGATTAGGTGAGTTCATAACTCTGCTGCCATTACCGGATGGAGGCGGAGAATTCATAATTGGGTTAGATTGACTAGGAATATTCATATCTGTAAGGATTTTATTAACAAGATCGTCATCTTTGTTACTAAATACCGGAGGTTTAGAATCTAAATCGCTTAGCAATGTTCCAGCCTGCGCCATTTCTTTAAAAAAGAGAGAAATCGTTTATTATAAACTATTCACATCGTTTAATTGGAGTACCGCGTCTAGAAAATTGGTCGCCAAATATTTCATTACTAGACATGTTAGGGCATTCTCGGAATGCTTCTATTGTCCCCGAGGCAGGGCAATCAACTATTTCAGATTTAAACTCAAAACATCTTCCACCACCCATCCTATAAACATATTTATCAAAATCCTTTTCTGCTGGAGCTTTTGATATGCTACATTCTGAACCTGTACATATAGGTCTACACATACACATTATGCCAACACCGATAAGAAAACTAAAGAATACGTTAAAACGTTCGTCTTTTAAAAATCTTAATATATTCATTCCCCTGATTTAAGATAATTATATTTTCTAAGATAGATACAAAATGTTACAGCATATCAGAATTCTTCCATTTATTATAGGAATAGTTCTAGGCGGTATTGCTATGTTTTTCGTTAAACCACAACAGAATGTTACATATAAATACCCCACTCCTGAAACTTCTGGAAAGATAGTTTATAAAGATAAAAATGGGGTGTGTTATAAATATTCGGCTAAACAACAGGACTGTGATAAAAATGAGGCGAGACTTAAAGACTTTCCGTTAAATAAGTAACTTATTTGTTTATGGTTATTGGTATGTTAGTAAGTGATATGGGTGCTAATTGGGGTGCTAATTGAGGTGGTACTGCCAATTGGGTGGGTGCAGCTACTTGAGGCCGACGTCTAACAGTTCTTGGTCCTACAACTGGCGATGGTCCTGCGACTGGTGGCGGTAGTTGCTGTGGTTCTGCGACTGGCTCTATCGCTGTCTCATCTACTAACCGTGGTTCTGTGCCTGGTTCTATCTCGACCTCTGCGGGCGTCGGTTTTCTTCTACGAACAACTTTTTGAGTCGCGACTGGAGCGGCAGCAGTCAAGGCCATATCACCTCTAAACTTTTCACGAATATCCATTAATGCTTTACCTAATAAGTTCTGCCCCGTCCAATTTATTGGATTTTTTGATTGAATATTATCTAATGACATTCCTATTCCAATTAGATTGTCATTTGGTATATAAGCACCTAAGACAGCGGTTTTAGTTTCTAATAATCTTGTTACTAATTCTGGATATTGATTAAATTTCGCAATATTAACATCATATAATAATTGCTTAATATTATCATTCCATTTAGCTTGGTTTTCATCGCCCGGCACATCATCTAATTCATAACTTACCTCCTCTGGTGTATCGGCAATCATAATTTTTTGTAGATTTTCCTGATCGTTGAAAACTTTTGCTAATTCAGCCGCTATTGCCTGTTTAGCGGAATTATACATTGTATTATTGAATTCAATTTCAACAGTCCATTTAAGGGATAAAAAACCATAATCATTTGTTTCAGGGTCTTCAAACAAAATTACAACAGGAACACTTGCCGCATCCGCTGCCGCCCTAGCCTCTGCTACACTTATTAATGGCTTGACTGGTGCTTTACCAGTTCTAACATATTGATCCTCTAAAGTAAAAGGACGAGTTTTAAGAAAGTAAAACATATAAGGATATTTACGTTTTTCAAAAGTTTTATCAAAATCTATTTTATTAATTGGAATACCAAAATCCTCTTGAACGTAATGTAAAGGAAACCGAATAGCCTGTAGTTTTACATCGGCTTCTTTTACTTTACGATTTATTCTTAAAATATCTGAATCTGGCGTATCAGGAGCTAAATTACGTAATTCTCTTCGTGCATCTTCAAATTCTTTATTGGCAATAGCGATAGCCTCTGTACGTTTTGACTCCATTTCATCAATTTCTTCATATGTTGGAGGTCTATAGTTAGGAAGAGAGTAAGTTTTTATGACAGAACCTTCTTTATTTAATTCTACAAGATTTCCATCATCATCATAGTCAAATAATTCAGGCTTTTTAGCCTTTGCTTTATAAAACTTTTTTAATTCTTCTGTCGACATTTATCTACTTTATATATTACTAATAAATTCTAGAAACTTTTTCTAGAATTTATTAGTAATGTCTAATCCGGATATGAAAAATACTGGTATGAAAGCATCCTCTGTGGATACTTTATATATAGCTACTCCTGTTGCTATTCTTTTTGTCTTAATTACAATGACTCTTTTTTATCTAAAAGATTTGATTCCACGATTTAATTTAGTATTTTGGTTATCTATTCCATTAACGGCAGCTGTTATTACAGGAGCTGCTAATACAATTATTCAATATACTACATGTAATACAGTTGATATAGGAAAAGCACTATTAGGCACAGTACCAACTATTATAGCAGTTGTAGTTGGATTAGGATTATCTTCCATTTCTTATTGCCGTATTCCGATTGTATCTGTATTTGCGCCATTATTCATTAATAAAACAACTACTAACTCAAAAGAGTGTTGTACTTCAAAATTAAATCTTAAAATGATTGAACATAACTATCCATTACTTGTAGGGATTTCTTATGGATTTTATGTGATGTTTTCAATATTGTTTGGTATGGTTATTGGTACCGGTATATCAAGAATATGTTAGATGAATCTATTCGCTTTCAGAATTCTGATATACTAGATTTGGCGCCTCAGGACCTAAATATATATATTTAGGGACACCATGTTTAATAGTTTCATTTGTATTAAGTATATAATACCCTGGTTTTGTAGAATTCGGTTTATTTTTTACTCCTTCCTCTAAGGAGGGTTTGATTGCTTTTGTGGAAACATTTTGAGGCTCTAATGCATCTGTTTGAACTGGAATATCTGTGATATTAGATACTCCACCCAATCCTGTATTACTGGCAATAACTAGCACTATTACATATGATATTATCGACCATGATATTGCAAAAAGCCAGAAAGGCATCCACGTATATTTTTGTTTATTACGTCCTAAACCAAACTCTTTCCATGTACCATCCTTGGCAAACATCAGTTCTGGTTTCAAAATTAAAATTATTGAAATACCTGCGAGGTATAATAAACCAGAGTAGATGAGTAGTGACATTCCTTATTTTTCTTAATAGAAAAATCATTGACGAGAAATCGTGATTTATTCGTGATCGTCATCTCCATGTTGATTATGTTCATACCCGCCTTCACGTTCAAACTCCGCATCCCCAAATACTGGAAATCCAAATTCATCCACTTCACGCCCATCTAATGCTTCCATCTGATCTGGTCCAAGACCCGGAAAATCAATTATTCCAGCCGCCTCTCTCTTCTGACGTTCAAGGTCATAGTAGTCCTTATCGTATGCGTAAATCAACTTAGTACCACCAACAGCCCATTTACCCAGCCCTAGACGCTTATTCATTAATTCCACAGCACGTTCCTCATCTGTTAATTTATTAAATTCAGCAATTACATTTACGCGCTCCTTTTCATTTCTTACCGCAATTAATTCTTTAATCTCTTGGTCGTTAAATGATATACGTTCACGTTTGTACTTATTTAAAGTAAGTGCTACAAGTTCTAGAAGAAAACGCATTGAGGGATCTCCAATTGATTTCACAGAACTTTTGATTTCAGTTCCTGGGGGGATCTCAGAAGGATTTATCATTGTCGCAATAGGCCCATATAACATAGCGCGCTGAATATATACTAGTGATTTCTCACGACCTGGTACAACAATTGGTCGAATCTTATTCTTAAAACTTAGAAGTCCACTCATTTGTTCCACAAAATATCTAAGCTTTGAGCGTGCTAATGTTAGCGTCTCTTTTTGAATATCTGCCTCTTTTGCCTTTATAATCTGTGAATCATTCTGTAGAATTGGTAATAAATCCTTCATTACATGATCTTCACTTAATGCTTTTTTGAGTTCAATCGGAATAAATAAGGAAGTATCCATAAATTGTGTTAATAAACGCTCAAATGGAGTTATGAAATATGTCTGAATAACTTGAAAGAAGTTCATCCAAGACAGTTTTACTATTTCTTCAATAGCGGTCTGATATGATGGATCAGTTAAACGTTCTTGAATAATTCTTTCAGATTCTGATGCTGCATCAGATAGTGGTCCAGCTGCTACTGCTATATCACCTCTATCTGCATCTGGCGGTAATTGTAAAAAGTTATTAGTTGTTTTTTGAATTATTTCACTCCATTCTGGGACAGGTGGAGGCGTTACATTACCAAATTGGGTCATTATATCTCTTACAGAGTCCTGTTCTACAATCTTTATAGAATCTACATTATTTACGCGGTGAATTGTGTCAAGTAATTTTGTAAATTCTTCCGTATCTGTAACTACTTTTTGTGATGCGAGTGCGGATTTACCCTCTGTATCTACATCCATAACTGCGGGAATTGTGGGAAACTGGAATCCACACCAGGGGCACATATTTGTTAAACCAGGCTCATGTGAATAACCTAGGCGTGGACCCTGGAAACAACACTTTAAGAAAATTCTATAGTACAATTCACTATCTGGCTCAACTACATCAGCGCTCAATGGTCTTGGAATAAATTCTGTAACTAAAATCTGTCCTTGTTGATTCGGGACAAGAATTCTTCTACCAATTGGAGGCATATCAGGCGCATTTTTCCAGAAATTTCCAGGGTCTTCTATCTTTGCGAAACAACATGTCGTTTCACTAAGTGGTGAACCTTTTACAAGTGATGCAGTCTTCTTGGCTAAAAGATGTGCTTGGCGAATCCAAAGTTTTACAAGACCCAACTTTCCTTTATTTCCCATGGCGGCAGCCACTTCAGGAGTAATGACGTCTTTTGCGGCTTCTTCTGGTGTTACAATAATTTGTTCGGGTAAAAACGTGGCAGGAATTTCATCTACTGCTTGTCCTATACTCGATAAGCCCTTCTCTTTTAGTTTTATTAGGTATTGTCTCTTTTCTGCTAACTGAGCCTGAATAATATCATCACCTATAACCTCTTTTAAGATATTATCCATATAAGCTACAATACCTTGTTGTCTCTTCAGATTATCGGCTACTTTTTGGAATCCCGTCTGATTCCATGGTGCTTCATTTCTACGAATAGATCCAACCGCGCATGCCACATAATCTAATCCTTGCTTATTTGTTACCTCATTATCTAACGGATATCCATCAAATCCAGGAGAAGCACATCCAATTAGTGCATGCCTAATAGCATAAGATGGGATTTTTGTCTGAATCTCCAATAATAAAAATAAAGCAGATGCGGTTATTATATTTCTACTTACAGCCACATCATAATCAGGCATTGTAGTGCGTTTTTTCTTCTTCTCATTATAATCATCGCGTGTTGGGAAACGATTAACCCATGAAATTACTCTGTCAATTACATGTCTAAAGCCTTGATTATCCATAACTACACCTACACGTACTGCTATTTCGGAAATTATATTATATACTTTAGTTTCATCATCATTGAGATCCAGCTCTTTCTTTTGCGATGGTTCAATAGGAACACTGACGAGTAGATCAAGTCTTTCTTCAAATACTGCATCTTCATCTACTAAGACGGCGCGGCCTGATTTTGGATTTCCATTATCGTCAAATTCCATACTGTTTTCAAAATCTAAATCACGAATAGCTTGACCGCAATTTCTACATATATACTTTCCCTGAAAAGATCCACCAGAAAACTTAAGAATAACTTCTTTCTCAATTGTGGACTTTTCAGAGGGATTTAAATACGCTTGGATTTGTAGTCTTTCATGAAGGCATAGTAAATGTTCTTTACATATATTACAGTTAATCCAGTTTCCGTCTCTAATACCCTGATATTTCTTAAAAAATTCAGTTAATTTTTGGAATCTCTCACCATCATCATATAATCTTCTAATTGCGACTAAATCGGCCACATGTTTACAAGTATTTCTCTTCGGTTTCTCCCCAGCATTTTGTTGGTTATACTTCAATAAGTTTGCCACCTTTAGAGTTTGTAGATACATAGCATTATTTGAATCCAATAAAGCTTTAGCAATAAGTATAGAATTTTTACCTGCCGCAACTTGAAAGTAATCCTGATGTTTATTCATAAGATATGCGACTTTGGCAATATCTGAATCTGCTAAGGCGGGATTAATGCGTTGAAACTCTTCAAGATCCTCGACGAGAGTTGGCTGAGAAAGGATTTCCTCAAGAATAGCAGGCGCATCAATAAATGGATTCGGTTCTGGAGCATTTGGAGGCTCTGCGTCAACTTTTTCTCTGAGTTTTGCGATAGTCGATAGTAACTGATTTTGATATAATGTAATCTTGGTCAGTAAAACTTCAACTATTTTAGGAGATAGCTCTAAATTTTCCATACCATATTGTTCTAGTGTAGCAAATGTATCTCCTAGACCTAGAGCAGGCACAGATAATCCCTCAATATAATCGGGTAAGGGAATATTACCAAGAGTGCTTCTTTCTACATCAAGTAATAATAGATCATTTGATGTTCCTACTTCTTTAGGCGCACCCGTTTTTTCAAGAATAGAATGCATGGTTTCTTTTGGCATTTGGCTGCGACCGCTGTCAATGGCGAGACTTGTAGAGCGTGTTGTACCAATGTTGCTAGCGGTTTTAATAGGGAAAATTAAATACGAATTTATTGTAGCACTATCTTCGGATAATAGAACCTGTTTGCGTCTATCAACGCCTTTACGATATGTAGTAGATAGGGCTCTCTCAATACCGAAAGGAATTTCAGTAAATACAGGAGGTGCTTCTTTGTCATGACTAGCAATGTAGCCTGGAATTGTTTCAAGAAATATTGTTTTATCATCTACTTCAGTGAATTCTGGTGCTTCACTTCTAAAGAATTCAGAATCTGCTACAGCTTTCCATAGCGGTTCGCCTACTGCTGCCGAGGACCAGGGTGAAAGGTATTTCTTTAAAAAGGATTGCTGATCGGCCCATTCACGAACTACCCCTCCCTGAGAACTTACATGAAAACTCTTATTTTCCACTATTTGGTCCAGCTCCGTCAAAAAATTCTCAAAATGGACTCCTTCCATGGTTTTAGATTCATTAAGTTCATCTTCCTCGTTTACTAGATATTCCTTCTTACTTATTCTAAGTACAGGGCGTCCTAGTGGAATCGCAGCCGTTTTAATTAGCTCAGCAAGGGTGCCAGCGGAAATCGCTTTTGTACCTTGTATTGTGCCATCATCATTGTAGGCAATAGTTGCCTGCTTAAGATTAAAGAGGGTTTCAACAAGAATGCGTACCATGCGTATCGATTGCGGGTCTTTTTGTAATACTGGATCAAGGCTGCTTATAAAATCATTAAGTGCGTCTATCTTTTGTAGATTGTCTGGTATACGTTGTTCGAAAACAGCCGCCTCTCTAAAAACTTTTGGACGTACAACTTCAATAAATCCGACTACTTCAATTTCATCCTCTTCTTCTTCTAATTCGGCTGCTAACTCAGAATCTAATTCACCTTCTACCTTAATAATCTTATCTCCTTCTGACCCATCTACTTGTTCTTCTGGACCACCAACTAATTGACGAATACTAATGATTTTAAAATCTTCATCAGACTCTATACCAACAAAATTAAAATTTAAATCATTAGTAATTTCAGTATCATCTAGGTCCTGAATCTGGATATAATCATTATCTTTATCAACTTTTACGATTTTATAGGATTTATATAATTCGCCAGCCGCATTGAATGTATCAATAATTTGATTAATTCTAAAATCTTGTTGCTCTACAAAACTATCGAATAAGCGTTTTTCAATAACATATGCGGCAGTTACACCATCTTCCTCTTTGTATAATTCCTCATCATCAGTTTGATCGAGTTCAAAGTCGTGTAAACTATTTGAAACACCGTCTGGTTTTATGCTTATACGCTCTAAACTTCTATAATACACACTACCAATAGTTCTACCATATTTTTTAGAGTCAATAACTACTCTATCACCTAATTCAATAAAGAGCATAGGGTTATATTCATCGCCTAACGGATTTGTATCACCTGTCGGAGCAATTTGTACTGATGATTGAATGGCCCCTTCAACATTGGCCTCATCATCAATCTCATCGTCAACACCAGTACCTTCTTCAAGAACAGTAGTAGGATTTTCAGCGGGTGTCAGAGGTGTTGTTACATTACTCTCATTTTGTTCCATATCCTCATCAGGAGCTAATTCTTCTGCATAGGTTCCATCCATTGCGCTCTATCATCCTATTAAGATTCTTCTAGCCTCACAAAACCTCAAATTAGTGAATTAATAAAATAAAAAAATAACAAACAGATATAAAGAAATTAATAGTATATTATTTAGTATTAGGAAATGCCTATTCAATATGGAATTAATGTATTTAAAGACCTTGTTATGCAGTATCCAACTTGGGAGGAATTACAAAAATATTTAGAATCACCTGAGGGTGGATTATTTAGAGTGGCTGATAATAAAGAGGATAGCGGATTTTGTGTAATACGTTATGAAAAAGGAACCAGTAAGATGGATCTGCCTCATAGTAAGTGGTTTCGTTCTGTAGTGTGGAATACTAAGACTAATCGTCCAGTATGTGTAGCACCGCCAAAAGCTGCGTCTCAAGAATTTCCTTTTAAGACTCTTAAAGATGTTTCTGACGCGGGCGTAGTATGTCAGGAATTACACGATGGATTTATGATTAATTGTTTTAAAGCAGTTGGAGATGAGACGTTTCATGTTACAAGTCGTTCAAGACTTAGTGCGGCCGGAAAGTTTTACTCAAATAAGTCATTTAGGGAATTATTTGAGGAGGCATATGTAAATACAAATAGTGAGATATCAGACTCCAATCATGATGTTCGTTCTCCTAATGTAGCTAGTTCTGAAGCTGCCACATTTTATAGTTTTCTAGTACAACATGCGGAACATAGAAATGTAAAACCAATTACATCAAACCGTGTATATTTAGTTCATAGCGGAGTTGTATATGATGATGGACGTATTGAATTTGTAGATACTCCTGAAATGGTAAGAGGTGTGCCAAATATTGGCAATATTCCTTTAGTACCTCTAGTAACAAAGCCAAAGATTTCATATGCGCAGATTGTATTGGCAAATACTGAACCAGAGATGGTATCAGATGATTCAAGCGAAGTTCAAAAATGGATTAAACAACAACTTATAGATAGGGATTGGACGTTTCAAGGACTTGTTTTCAAGGACAGTGAGGGTAATCGATGGCGTTATCGTTCTGAAAAATACTCTGCGGTAAAAACGCTAAGAGGAAATAGCCCTAATATTATTGAGCGTTTCGCACAGCTATATACTCAGAGTTTGATTGTAAGATATTTAGAGTATTTTCCTGAAGATAAGAAATTGATCGTGGATCATATGAAAATTATGGATATTCTCATTAAGTTTCTATACGATAATTACGTAGATATTCATATTACTAAAGCAAGACCAGCTGAAACAGTTGATAAAATGTATCTCCCTCACCTTTACAGTATTCATGGTATTTTTCTAAATCAACTTAAGCCTAGTGGAAAAAAGGTTAACTTTTGTGAAATTAAGGAGTATCTTCATAAACAGCCGTGGCAGAGAATTGTGTTTCTAATTAAGAAACTACCTAAGGTATAAAAAATATTTCAATTATTATATAATAATAAATTATAAAGAACTTAAAACTTATCCACATTTCTAATTTAGAAATGTCGAAAAGTACTAGTAAATATGCGCTTGGAATTGATCTTGGCACCACTTTTTCTTGTGTTGGTGTTTGGCAGAACGATAGAGTAGAGATTATTGCGAATGAGCAGGGGAATCGTACTACCCCTTCTTATGTGGCATTTACTGAGAGCGAACGTTTAATCGGTGACGGTGCGAAGTCACAGGCGGCAGCTAATCCAAATAACACTGTATTTGATGCTAAGCGTTTAATTGGTCGTAAGTTTGATGATGAAACTGTTAAGTCTGATATGGCTCATTGGCCTTTCGCAGTTATTTCAGGAACGGGTGGTAAACCTCAAATTGAAGTGGATTTTAAGGGAGAGCGCGTGAAGTATCAGCCCGAAGAGATTTCTGCCATGGTTCTTACTAAAATGCGACAGACCGCGGAGGCATATCTGGGCTGCGAAGTAAAAGACGCAGTTATTACAGTGCCTGCGTATTTCAATGATTCTCAGCGCCAGGCAACTAAGGACGCAGGTGTAATCGCAGGTCTGAATGTGCTTCGAATTATCAATGAGCCGACCGCCGCTGCGCTAGCATATGGTCTTGATAGAAAGAAGGCAGGAGAACAAAATGTGTTGATATTCGATTGCGGCGGCGGTACGCATGATGTATCTCTTATTACAATTGATGATGGTGTATTTGAGGTGAAGGCCACTGCCGGCGACACTCACTTGGGTGGAGAAGATTTTGACAGCGCCATGGTGGATTGGTGCGTCCAGGAGTTTCAAAAGAAAAATAAAAATGTAGACTTGAAGAATAATGCGCGGGCTCTTCGTCGTCTAAGAACAGCATGTGAGCGTGCCAAGCGTAGTTTGAGTACTTCTACGCAGGCAAATATTGAGATTGATGCCCTCGCAGAAGGTATTGATTTTACAAGTGTAATTACGCGGGCAAAGTTTGAGAGTCTATGTGATGCGGCATTTCGTCGTACTATTGCCCCACTGGATCAGGTACTGCGTGATGCTAAGATGTCTAAGGATCAAGTTCATGAGATTGTAATGGTTGGTGGCTCTACGCGTATTCCTAAGATTCGTGATCTTGTAAGCTCTTTTTTCAATGGCAAGAAACTAAATGACTCGGTACATCCAGATGAGGCTGTAGCCTATGGTGCCGCAATTCAGGCGCATATTTTGACAGGTGGAAGCGCAAATGACCGCACATCTGATCTCATTTTACTTGATGTTGCGCCACTTTCGCTTGGTCTTGAAACAGCAGGTGGTGTAATGACAGCGCTTATTAAGCGTAACACAACTATTCCGTGTAAGAAGTCTCAGACTTTTTCGACATATGCCGATAATCAGCCAGGTGTTCTAATTCAAGTATTTGAGGGTGAACGTCAATTTACACGGGACTGTAATCAACTAGGTAATTTCAAGCTTGATGGTATTCCGCCAATGCCCCGCGGTGTTCCTCAAATCGAGGTCTCATTTGATATTGATGCTAATGGTATTCTAAATGTATCGGCTGCTGAAAAATCGACGGGCAAGTCTCAGAAGATTACTATTACAAATGATAAGGGGCGTCTAAGCAAGGATGAAATTGATAGAATGGTACAAGAGGCTGAAAATAATGCTGCGGATGATAAGAAGCGTATGGAGAGGGTGGAGGCTAAGAATCAACTTGAATCATATCTTTATAACACGCGCAATTCAGTGCGAGAGGATAAGGTTAAAGAGACGCTTGGTGAAAGCACTATAACTGAAGTTGAAGAATGGGTTAAGGAGGGTATTGAATGGCTTGAAGCTAATACTGAAGGTACAAAAGAGGAATATCAAGAGAAGCAAAAGGTTTACGAGGAGAAGATTAAGCCTGTAATGATGAAGTTGTATGAGAAATCTGGGGCACCTGGATCCCAATCTAATGAAAGTGAGAGTTCTAAAGGTCCAAAAGTGGAAGAAGTTGACTAATAAAAGCCTAAAAGATAATGTCATTTTAAATATAAAATGCTATCAACTTCGTCCATGATTATATTTGGAGTTATTGCGTTGATCGCAGTAGTTGTTATATGGAAGTTTTGGAAAAAGCCCAATCTTTATAAGAAAAGTGATGATCTGATACAATATCAAGAAGAAAATGAAGACCAAACAAAAGATAAAGATAAAGATAAAAAACCAGAACATGAAAAAGAACAAAAACAAGAACTATCTGAATCGACAGATTTAACACAGATACCACTAACAGTTTTTGCGGTAAATGATAATGGAATTTTGGATTTAACAGATATGAGTGGGAAAGTTCTAAACATTGGATTTGGAAGACATCCTAAGACGTATGCTATTTTGCTTAATTATGCCGAAAATGATACAGATAAAATCGAACAAGGCACAACTATTACTTTTATTAGTAAAGTTGGTAATACAAAAGTATATGATGTAATTCAGCAACCATATATTATTAATTATACTAGATTATAAAGATGGACCTAAAACTTTTATCATATATAATGTTATGGAGGAACTACTTAAAAGCCTACAAGGCAAAAGTATGACAAAGAAAAGTCTATTTGATTTTTTGTCTGAAATTAACCTTGAAGAACTTTCTAAAGAAAAACCAAAAAATACAATTATTTATGAGGATATTGTAATACATCCTATTAAAGAAGAATTAGTTCAAGAAAAGCCAAAAGGAAAAAAACGCAAAGGTAGAAAATTAAAGGAGAAAAAACCAGTCCCTGAATTAAAATGTGAGGCATGTATGAAAGTATTTTCTACCCAAATAACTCTTGATAATCATCATAAAAATGTATTTGTTTGTAAAAAATGGATTGAACTCCCTAAAAAACCTAATATGATAAACATGAATAAAGGTATTCATTTAATAATTGACGATTTACTTGAAAATACTATTACAAATGATAATAAATTACAATGTAAATTTTGTAACTACACATTTAGTACAAAAGGTAATCTTCATAAACATTTTAATACATCTACATTATGTAATATTATGGCATGTGATGAATTTAAAAATGTAGTTAGTAATTTTAATTCGTAATTTTAATTCGTATTATTAATACCTAAACCCTTAAATGTATATATAATCAAATATGATTTATTTGATTATAACTACATCTATTAGTAATTGCTATATATCTTAATATGTAATAATTCATTACTATATTATTAGTATTTGTTCTTTATTTAAATTTATTTTATCTATTACTTCTTTATTAAAACATCCTCCATTTAAAATAATAGCATTCATCATATTATTATAATTATTTTCAAAAGATTTACATTCTAAATTGTATCCATATAAATATTTTCCAATTTTATTTGGACTATTATCTAAAACAAATTCTATATCTTTAATTTCTGTAATCATCAATAAAAATTGGGTATGTACTGATGCAGGCCAAATACATATTTGTTTATTATTCTTTTTATTATATTTAATAAAGTCAATAATATCCTGTTTTCTACTTAATAGATTATTAAAATAAGAATTAATTGAATAATTTTCATTTATTAGTTTTTGATATTTTAAATTATTATTTCGTTTAAATAAATAAATAACCGAATGATTTTCATACTTTATTTGCTCTAACATTTCAAATGAAAAATTATTAAATAATAACTTTATAAAATTATTATCAATATAAAAGGTGTGTTCTGTATTCAATACGTGATAAATATTGTTATCTTTATAATGTTCTAAATCCGGCCATATTAACAAAAAATATTCAATATTTGTATTTTCTTTAATTTTCTTCAAAATATCTATAGGATTATAAAAATGTTCCATTACATGTGAAATTATAATAGTATTTGAATCTGAATATTCTTCTAGATTTACATTTTCAAAAAAGTTATTTATAATAATTTGTTTTTCTATGATATCTCCTATAAATTGTGGCTCAATTATATAATATTTTGATATCTTTTTATATTCTTGTAAAACTAGACTACTTAATATCCCTTTTGCAGAACCAATCTCTGTTATATTTGTTATATTATCAATATATTTTCCTAATATATTACAAGCATATTTATGTAAATTCTTCATAATACTTCCAGTAGAATCGGCATGATTAAATTTATAGATAATATCTAAGTTACCTAAGTATTTAGTTTGAGTAGTTTTACAGTTTGAACATGTTAATACATTATATGGAATAAATATATTATCTGAATCTTTACTTTCATTACAGTAACAACTTATTGGAATAGATAAATCTTTTGTAAAAAAAGTATCATTTAATACATTATTACAAATAATACAATTTGTTCTAATATTAAAAGTATCCATATATATAAACATACATATATATGTTTATATTACTTTAATTAATTAATTAATTAATTAATTAAGCATATATAAAACCTAAATATAATATTGTATATATAATTAAATATGATATATTTTATTATAACTACATCTATTAATAATCGTTATGGGGCACAGCAGACAGTGAATGACCGAAAACAACGATACTTGTATGCTATACACGAAACAATTAAACTACTTCCTCAGGAAATTACACCCATTATTGTTGAAAATAATGGAAAACGAGATACATATTTAGATAATTTTTATCACGGAGTAAACAGGATAAAAGTAGTATATACCGAAAATAATAAACTGCCATTTAAAAGCAAAGGCGCAAATGAATTGCTTGATATTAAGGAAGTAATTGATAAATGTAATATAAAAGATGATGATATAGTAATTAAATTAACTGGACGTTACAGAGCTTTATCACCAAAATTCTTTAATGATGTTATTGCAAATGAGCACGAATACGACGCATTCGTAAAGTTTTTTGGGACATGTAGTTTGAAGTTTGAAATATATGATTGTATTCTAGGATATTATGCTATGAGGGCAAAATATATCAAGCTATTTAATCATTATTCAATTGACAATTATCAATCTGCTGAAATTGCCTTTGCACGATATGTCCGACTTTCAGGGGCTCATTTGAAGGAAGTAGAAACTTTGGATGTAGAATGTTGCTTTGCGGAGGATAATAGGATTTTAGTTGTATAATTATATATAAAATAAAGATATATACTAAAAATATATTATATAAAGATTTATAATTAATTAACCAACTTTAGTTACTTGTGCCACTTTTGGACGATTGCGGCGAACTGCAATTGATGGTACAACAGACGCGCCAGTTACAGTCTGCCAAGCTATACGAAGCTTCTGAAACATATCCACACATCCTTTCGCCGCCTCAGCTAGAGCTAAACGCGCAGTAGCTTCCTCACCATCTTCCACGCCAATTCGGAGAATAATTTCATCACGAAGAGGATGAGGAACTGAGTATCCCGCATATGTAACTTTAGGTGTGGCTTCACCCTGAATATGGTTTTCAACTAGCCATGTCTGAAGTAGATTACCCAGTGTATGGTCATGGCCGCGAATTAGGAAATCAAAACCAATAATTCGGGTATCAGCTGAAGAGATAGTAATCTCCTCAGGAAGATCGCCGTGATGAATATTTACATAACGACTACACATATTTTCACCAACTTCACATGCTCTCTTAACAATATATGGCACAGATAATACACCAGCTGTTTCTACAGTAAAGTCAAAACTAAACGGCTCATTTTTCTCATTAATTTTGAAACAACGCTTAATTTGCATTGTATTAAATTCACGACGCAACTCATTATAACGTTCAGAGCCTTTTTCAACCGCTGATGCCTTCTTAGCAACATCAAGCCATTTTACAAACATTTCCTCAACTCTCTGAGGACTAGAATCTGGTGTATACTCATAAGAGCACTGTGATACAGGGATAAAACGCGCATGTTCGCGTCCAGTTCCCTTAGTAGCCTTCGCCTCAATCTCAATGAATTGTTGAAGAGTATTAGAACCTGGTTGAAGTGTGGCAATTAGGCAAGTATCGCCTGTAATTGAATTAGGAGGAAAGAATTTTTCAGTTGGAATAGGATTAGGCTCTGAAACATCACCCACTGGTACAATCTCTTTAATCTTAAAATCACCTGATTTAACATAAGTTGTATTGTCTTTATCACCGGCAACCTTTAAAGTAAATACATACTTATCACTTTTCCATGTAAGTGGTTCAGAGACATTAATTGGAATAAGACCGATACGGTCAGCCAACATTTCATTTGTCATTGGAGTATCATTTCGTTTTATAACAACATCGGTTGTTGAGCCCGTAGATGTCATATCCGAGCGAAATGCTACTGTTTCTACACCTGTAAGAATAAGGCGTCGAATAGTATTGGCATATGTAACATGGATGGGGGAAAGAGTAAAAGTGTAGGCACGCTCATTAAGTTTTCTTAGATTTTCAAAGTTCATCTTGTTGTCCTAACATATCTTCCGAATGATGATTTAGATCAAATTTTATTTAGATCTTGATGCGTCCATCTCGATTAGGATTCGTTCGTTAATTAGAAAAGGATGAGCAGAAGTACACCTTCACCAATTCACATATGTTTCTACTCAAATCGATGTGAATGGTCAAAAGCATTTATAACTGAAATATCTCAAACACCGTATCATAAAGAATTCCGTTTTATTTGTGTAGATCCTTCACCCAATCGACCCCAATTACCTACTTGGCTAAAACAGACTCCGACTCTTGTTATTTCAGGAGAGCCTGAACCAAGAACCAATAGTGAAGTTATGAATTGGTTGTATGAACATAAGATGAAAAATGGGGGAGGAGGTGGCGGTAATGCTGGTAATAGTGATAATGGAGGTGGTGCTCCCACTTCTGTAGAACCCGAACCATATTTGGATATGGAAATGGGCGGGGGATTTGGCGATTCATATTCATTTTTAGGAGATGATACTACTACACAAGGGAATGGTGGAATGAGAATGAAACATAATTTTACTTATTTAAACGGACAAGAATATGTTAGTACGAGAGAGGCATCTAATTTTCAGACAACAAGTTCAAATCAAAAACGTAGCAAGAAGGAAGAATTACTCGACCAACAAATGGAACAGTTTCTTAAAAGCCGAGACAATGGGATTCCACAACGTATTGCGAGACAATAATTATTTAATAATGAATCTGGATAAAAATCAGTCTAAAGAGTACTATCTATCATAATAGATAGAGTATGAGTGCGCTTAACGCATTTACTACACAACTTGTAAATTTCTTTGAGGAATTGTGTACTACTTTTCCTGAAGAAAGAGATATTAAACTGGCAACTGAAGCAATTACTGGTGCTAAAAAGATTAATCCAAGATTAATTTTAGATTTATTTACCGAACATGTATATATTGAATTAGCATCTTCTATAACAAACCGTGATATCGGGCATATTCGTCAAATAGCGCAAAAGAAGATTTCAACACAATTTAATGAAATGATATCCGCACTTGCCATCTTTGATAAACACTGGGATACAATGGGTACTGCCAATCAAGAAGTAATTTGGAAGTATTTGAAAGTATTATGCGTGTTATCAGAAAAAGCACGTGCCAATTAATCAATCATCCAAAGGACTCAATAAATGGTCTAAAGGGTTTTTATTAGTCCTTAAGAAGAATGGCACAAGCAACAGCAAAAGCAACGGCGGAAGCAACAGAGGAGAAATCCGTTTTTAGTACTAAATATAGCGAATTTGTTGAAGATTTGCTTGGAACTTTACCCGAATATACTTCACAAATTCAATTAGCAAAGGCCCTTGATGATAAAACACGTCTAAGTCGTTTTCAGGAAGAAGTAAGAGTTGGAAATACTTTTAGCGGCGATGAAAATAGCGAAGCAGAATTTACTAAAAATCCTAAAATGGTCCTACCAGGGGTAGAAATCTCGGATGAGGTATGGGCTTCCTTGTCTAATAATAGCCGAAAAGCAATATGGGAGTATGTTCGCATTCTCTCAATCTGCTGTTTTATGGAGGCAGGTTTCTCAGAGGATTCTAAACCTCCCGCCTGGATGGATGATGCCATGAATGATATGAAGAAAAAGTTAGAAGGAGTTGACTTTCAAAATATTATTAAAAAATTTATGACTTTCTTTAAATCTACCCAGGGTTTTGCTGGTGCTGATACTGCTGGTGCTGATACTGAAGGTGCTAATAGTGGCGCTGCTAATTCAGGGCTACCTGGTGGATTTGAGAAGCTTTTTGAGGGTGGATTTCCCAAGATTCCTGAAAAATTCCTAAAAGGTCACATGGCCAAACTGGCCCAGGAAATTGTGAAGGATATTACACCTGAGGAACTTGGAATTAGTCCAGAAATGATGGCCGAATGTGAGAAAACTCCGTCCCGGGCCTTTGATATTCTATTTCAGGTTTTTACCAATAATCCTACTATTATCCAAAAAACCGTTCAGCGAATTGGTAAACGACTTCAACAAAAAATCGCATCTGGTTCTATTCGACCACAAGAAATTGCACGTGAAGCCGAGGAATTAATGAAAGAGTTCGCAAGCAATCCGAGTTTTGTAGAAATGATGGAGGGAATTAAGAGCGCTTTTGGCTTTGAAGATATGGGCTTGGCTAGAGCAGCTGGAAGAGAATCTAGTGCTCGGTTGGCAATGGTAAAGGAGCGGTTAAGGAAGAAGGCGGCGGATAAAGGGATCACAAAAGTGGAAGCCTCTTCCCAATCGGGTGGTGCATCATTAGCCCAATCTGAGGCAGCTATGGCAGCTCTTCTTAGAGAAGAATCGCTACGTCCTAGCAGCAGCGCTAATCAGTTAAAGAAATCTCAAAAGAAAAAGGCAGCAGGAAATGGTAAGAAATAAAGTTTCTAAGATTTAGGATAATGAAGGATGATAAGAGCTGTGAACCTCCTTTTTGGAAAGATGTCACGATCTTATTCCAAAATTTCAGCCTACAATTTAAGCCAAAATGTGAGCATTCTGCTTGGAATTTTGCCGCCCGGTTAGGATTGGTGTCGCTCCTTATAGGTATAGTAGGAAGTTTATTTGCAGGTCTTCCTGTTCTCGCTGTATCATTAATATTTGGTGTATTAACAGCAATGGCAATTATTTTTACAACCGACTTTGAACCATCCTCCAAAAAAGGTAAGAACTGGGATAACTATAATACACTACCTTACGTTGCAAATGTTGAGCCAACTGAATATTTACCATCTCCTAAGAATGTTGAATCATTTGTAAATGGCGGCTCCGCGGTGGGTAGCGTACAGCCAAGTGGTCCATCAGGCGTGGTTGAAGTAGATGCCTCTCCATACTCTGGTCCAATGCTTCCTGATTATACACCCCCATCTGCACGCAATCTCTTTATGAATGTTCTACTCGATGAAATTAAATACAATCCTGGACGCCCTGAAGCCGCGCCTGTAAATAATCCAACGGTAAAACAAACCTTAGACGATTATTTCCGCGTCCAATGGTTTTCGGACCCAACAGATGTGTTTGGGAAGAATCAAAGCCAGCGCCAGTTTGTAACACAGCCATCTACGACTGTACCGAATGATCAGGGCTCCTTCGCTGATTGGCTTTACAAGATTCCTGGTAAGACTTGTAAAGAGGGTGGAAGGGATGCGTGCCTCGCGGGAAGTGATGGTGGGCCTATTCCTTGGTTGAATCAGGCATCTTAGGCTAAAAATCATTATAGGTTAAAAACTAGAATAATTGTATTATTATTATTTTTAACTTTTATATCTTTTAAAATTTAGAGCATATTACTTTGCGAGTAATTTACTAATACTTTTTTTAAGCGCATTATTTCTTTTAGCACGTTCAGTTTGTTTTTGAGTACGTCCATGTTTTGATTCACGTCTTCTTGTTAGGCGTCTCTTTGCTAGTTTATTATTACTATTATTATTATTATTATTATTATTATTATAGTTTCTATTGAGTGCCTTAATAGCCATATTTGCCCTTCTTGTTTTATCTCTGCTTGGCATCTCTCGTCGTGATCGTCGTTCTATTTCAACTGATCTATCTGATAATGCTGTTCTATCAACATCCCCTAAATAATCTTGTAGAATTCTAAGATATCTTTTTGGAACGTGTCCACGATATAATGCGTCTGGTAATAAACTCCATAATTTATCAGCTGATATAGCTTCTGCTGTATTTAAATGTACGTTTGTACCTTTAGGGCCTTTAGAATAACTATATTGGTATTCTTTTGGAAATTGAGATTTTGTTATAACTAAATTACCATTACTATTAAATATATCTGTATTAAACATATCTCTTAAATCGACTAAAGAGTTAATATATGTAAATTTCTCTTGTAGTTCAGGAACTTTATTTTTTGGAATAATAATCATTTCATCATCGGTATTATTATTAATACGATCTAAATACAAATTACGCTCTGGTTGTTTCTGTACTTTTCTTGATTTACGTAAACTAAATCTCTTTTTAGTTAAACTCATTCTATATACTACTTATATTTTTGGCTGTTGGACCAATAAGTATGGGTCCGATTTACATTTAAATCGTTTAAGAGTTTTTCCTCGAGTCTGAATAACCGATTTTACACAGATTCCAATCGCGGCACTCTCACGACCCTTACGTGACTTATTTTGACCACGTCGGAGCTTAACAGTTTTTCTAACCTTTTTTATACATCTACATAATTCCTTTGCTAAAGGACTGGGACGCGCCATTGATTTCCTTATATTTCCCCAATATTTTTTATACCTTACTAGTTCAGAGATAATGGAGATAAACAGATTAACTCATTCCCGTGACGACCTATGCGGTATTCAATCTTTTTACTCGCAGTCCGTTGGCCCTGGTCGTTATCTAACGACGAATCTTGTTCCTAAGGCCACCGGCGTTAATCCAATGGCGGTAGATCAACTTCTTATCTACCCACGTGAAGGGTACGGCTATAATAATGCCGCTATTGATGCCGACTCCGTTCTTCGCAATCAGATCGCTTTTAAGAATAATCGCTGCCAAGTTCGCCCTCAGAGCCGCCCCTTCTTATCCGTGCCATACATGGCCGGCGGCAATCCGTCTCGTGACGTTGAAAGTCTATTAATGCATTCCGAACAAGTGCGTATGGGTAAGGAATGTGGTACGGTGACCGAGCAGTTCTTCTCGCAACAATACACTCCAATGATTCCAATTGTAAAACAAAATATCCAAAACCCTAAGAACTTAGTACCAGAAGTTGCCGCTGAAGGATGGATTCATGGTGGTATTCCGACACGTTCTTACTTACGCGATGTTAATTGCTAAAGATTTTGAGATAATTATGTTAGATAATATATTTTGAATGTGTAATTCAAAATATAGTGTCTATAATTAGATAAATATGGAAAATTCCGGCAACAATAAAGCAAATAAAGCACAAACTCGCCGAAAGCGCAGAACTCCTGCTGAAATTCTTGCTAATGCGGAGCGTAAAGTTGCAGAACGCGCCGCGACAGCTGCTGCCAAGAAAGCAGAAAAGGACGCCGCGATAGCAGCGGCCAAAGCCACTAAAGATGCCGAGAAAGCTGCCGCCAAGGCCGCTAAAGAGGCTGAAAAAGATGCCGCCAAGGCCGCTGCTAAAGCGGTTAAAAATGCGGAGAAGGCTGCTGCGGCCGCTGCTAAAAATGCTGAAAAAATAGTTAAAGTCGCTAATGTGTCAAATAATACTACTAAAAAACGCAAGTATCGTACTGCAAACCAAATTCTTGCTAACACGAAGCGTGAGGTTAATGAAAAGATTGCCAAGGCCGCTCAAAAAGCAGCTGAGGCAGCATCTAAGAAGGCTGCTAAAAATGCTGAAAGCGCCGCGAAGAAGGCTGCTAGAAATGCTGAAAGCGCCGCGAAGAAGGCTGTCAGAAATGCGGAGACTAAGGCAAAGAAGGCGGCCAGAAATGCTGAAACTGCCTCGAAGAAGGCGGCCGCTGCCGCCGCCAAAGCCGCTAGCAAGACTGTAAAGAAATCAAAGAATAGAAATAATAGCAATTCCAATAACGGCAACTCTAACTGGAGATATTTTTAACCATATAGTTGTTTAAGTACATCCACAAATAATCTAATTCTTTCAATATTCTCTTCAACTGGGATGTCAGCTTCAGTTGAAAGAGTTAAAACGGGAATATTTGTATTTTTAATCCACTTCTTATGTTGTCTATCAAGTGCGTCTAAGTACTCCAAATCAATACTTTCTTCTCCACTGCGATTCCGAGTATTAATACGATCCTTTGAAGTACCAGAACTCGTTGAAACATAAATAATCGCGCGCACAGGATACTTTTTACCAAAGACATTAAACCAGCTTTCATAAAGTTCCCACTCAAGTGGATCAATATTACCTGCGTCATACAACATCTCTGCAAACACATGTTTATCAGTTAAAACAGAACGCTCTGTAATAATTACTTGGGGACTACTAATTGTAGTATCAATATTTTCAACCGCTTTCTGAATATTCTTGAGACGAGTGAGAAGGGCGCAATTCTGAAAGGTATAAGACCATCGATTTTTGTCTTCATAGAAGAGTTCTAGGAGACTTTTGCCTTTGGCGTTTTTTAATGATGTCCATTGGCCGACCGGTTCATCAACAACATGTACATCATGGAGTTTATTTCTAATTTCTTGAAGTAATGTGGATTTACCAGCACCAATATTTCCATCAAGTGAAATAATAATATGAGACATTTTTGTTACTAACTAAATTGTGTACTCTGTGCCATCAAATTTGTATATATGATTATATCAGGATGGCAATCTACTTAAGCAACGTTAATGACGCATACGGCCCGATTCTAACCGCACATTGGGAAAAGCAAGATAATCCCCAACATTATGACTTTCTAACAACGCAAATTGTAAACCCGAATCCACAGAGACACATTTTGGGAATTGTTGGGGGCAATGAGGTCAGTCTAATAAAGGGAAACATGGTTGATTTAGAGTCTGATTTAAGAGGTATTAATATTCCAAATACATTCTGCCCGTGGAAGCAATATCAGCCACCGCCTAGTTCCCAAAAGGAAATAGTCCGAGACAATCGAAAAATCGATCTTAAGATTGATGTTCAGAAGGCGCATTTACCTGTCTATCAAATGTGGGCATATCCAGCTGTTATCGCACCTGAACCAATTGTCAATGAAGTATGTGCGAAGCCTGAAAAGTATTAATATCCCAGTTTTTTTAAAAAGTCCAAATAAGGAAGAATGGCATCTGCTTGTTATACCACACAGCAGGCTCTTACGAGACCTAGAAATGATCCTTTTCATCAAGTCGATGATATGAGAATTACATCATATGCGGCACGATATTATTTAAATCCGCCAGCGGCGAACTGTCCGACAACCTTTCCAGTGAATGCTACGACACGCATTCAAAAAAGTGGCAACTCTTGGGTTGAAGGACAGTGGCGAACGGATGTTGAATCAGATTTGAAAGGAATTGACCGACTTGGTACGAAAATTCGCTGTGATGCGGTCCAATACAATCCAGATACGAATATGATGAATAATATCCCTTTGAAGGCGGCAAGAGATGAAAATGTACCACAAACATTTGCCCGTCTAGTTGATCCCCCGTGTACTTTACGTGCTACGGGCTGGAACAGATGGCAGCCGCTCTTCCACAACCCACAAGAGACTTTCGAAACACCGTTTGATTTCTTCATTCCATCACGTGATATTGATAAGGAGAAGTACAATACACATAGAGAGAATACATGTTTCACTCCTTGGGACCAACCATCTGTGGCAGAACTCGGACATGAAAAAGACATGTATCCTCGTTATCCGTTTGTTCAGAGTTAAATTCTCTCTTCCTCTTCTGGCGTTAACAACCACATCTTGTGCTCCTTTATTTTAGCCATTTTATGATGACCCTGTACCCAATTAAAATGAACGATTACAGCGGTATCTCTAAGTTTATCCGTGTTATCATAATACATTTTTCCATTAGGATATTTTTCTAAAGGAAGAGCGTTAAATATACACGCAGGCTTTACATATTTGTTAAAATAGCTTTGATCGTTATTATCAAAAGCGCATGTAAGATATTTTTTTTGACCTGTCTCAGATACACAATCATATAATGTAATTAGTCGATCACTTGATTTAATATATATGTATCCAGTACACATGTTTTTAGTATTACGATTCTCCTGTGCGTCATTTTGAATCCATACATCATATATACCGTCCTTCCACCAGACTCTAATATCTTCCATTGGATCTTTTCTAAATACAATATCGCCGTCAATTAATAGCACATTTTTATTTAAAGAAAGGATTCGATATATAAGCTCAAGTTTTAAATAACATATTTTATCATAACCTTTTGAGTTCCAGGGACAGAATTTCCCTAATATAGGATCAGTAATATCATCGGCACAATATGTATTATATCCTTGTTGTCTTAAAATATTAGCCCCCTTTTTATCAATACATACGACAAATATCTTCTTATCAAGGCCAAACTGTTTTAGACTCTTCAACATATTTAAAGTGTAAAATAGATAACCATAATTGGTTAATGTTGTAATAATAGTTTTTCCATCTTCAAGAACACAGGGGCCTACAATATCGGATGTTAGTTGAATAGACATTTATCATAATAAGTAAGTTCTCGTTTATATCCCCTTATATAAATACTAATACAAATACATATACAAAACCAATAATTTGGATTAGAGATTTTATTAGTCATAGTTTGCGATTTAGCAAAAAATTAAAGGTTAATGCCAGATAGTATGGAAATCGCAGCGCTGTCTGGTCTCCTTGGATTAGGCTATCTAATCTCGAAAGCAAGTGGTAATAAAGAAGGCTTTAATGGCAAAAACGCGAATGCTATAGCCAGAAAATCGGCGAATAGTATTCCTCCCGCTGACCGAGAATACCCCCTTCTTACAACTCCACAGATGCAGCCAGGCATGAGAGAAGGCTTCATGCCAGCCGCCAGAGGTCTAAACTCGGATCCGTTAACGGTAGCTCCAAAAGGAGCCTCCGCTGTTGGATTTGGCCCTGAACTTGATATGATGTATCAGACACCGAACGGGCATACATATCCGTCCGAACCTAGTACGGGCCCTTACGGTACCGCATTTGGCTATTCTTCTAACAAGCCACCATATGCGCCTGGAGTAGTCCCGGGCTTAAATCCAGCGCCTTCGCCTATTGAATCAAATATTCCTATGATGGAATATCGCTCCGATAATACCGAATCTGATCCGACATATGTTGCCAGTGATTACGTTGTTAGCCCGCTCTCTGGGCAAAAGATCCCGTCTGGGGAGTTTAAACACAATAATATGCAGCCATTCTTTGGCGGCCGCATTAAACAAAATATCGCACCCCAGGCCAACACTTCCATTCTAGATTCATACAACGGTAATGGTTCCACTCAAATTAAGAAACGTGAGGTCGAAAATATGTTTGAAACATCACGCGCACCCTATGGCAATCCGTTCGGTATGGAAGATAATACGGACTTTTTCCAGTCACGTATTGCCACACAGGCTCCAGTTGTACGTAACGGTGAACGCCCCTTTGAACCAACGCGTGTTGGATCGGGTATTGGTGAGAAGTTCGGATTTTCGGGCAAAGGCGGCTTTCAACAACTCGAAATTAATGAAATTATGCGCCCCAAAGATACGAACGAAACACGTGTTCTCTCCAATCCCAAAGAGACGTATAATACCCCCATGGTTCCAGGCGGCCACTATATTGGCGCACCTGCTAATGTCAGCGATGTTGGTGAAGTACGTAAATACAAGCCTGATACATTCTACGTGGATGAAACTGGTGAGCGCTTCTTTGTAACAACTGGTGATCTCATTAAGGAGACAGTTCGCTCAGTCCAAGTGCTACCTCATACAAGCCGCCCTGAAACCTCCGTTGAATATGAAGGTGTTGCCTCTTCTCAGGATTTTGGTGAAAACTACGTTACAGGTTCTTATCGTATGCCAATGTCGCAGCAATATGGTGGTGCTGGATATCGTAATGCAGATATGACAAGTTACTATACCAAGGATATTGGTGGAGGTGAGGCTGACTATGGTAAGAGTTCCATTGAAATTCGCCCGAATGAGCGTAACGAGACATCTGAGCGTGTAATGGCTCTAAATCCTGCGCCAGCTGATAATAATCTAGTAACCACGCATTATACGGATGATGCCCGCCCCACTCGTCGTGGTGAAACAACTGGAAATATTCGCATGACTGGAACACCTATTTCTTTTGCCGAGAGAGCACCTGCTATAACTGTATGGGACCCGAAGGATATCGCACGTACAACTGTGAAGGAATCTACTATTTATTTGGATCGTCCTGGTATCGCAGGTTCAGCTTCTGCGCCTAATCGTTTGAAGACATATGATCCTGATGATATCGCCCGTCCTACTCAGAAATCGCAACTATCTACCAATCTTGCCTGGACGGGTCCTGGTGGAAATGGTGCGTGGAATGATAATATGGATCCGACGTTCGCGTATAACATGCGCACCAATCCGAATAAGGAGCAAATCGCTCGTGGACGTCGCCCCATCGCTGGTTCTGGCAATTCCGCTACGTTTAATGGTGATCCTGGACGTCAGCTATCCAAGAAGCTTGATACGGATGTCATTAATGACCGTGCCCTGGCAATTAATCGTTCGCTGGATATTACACCAGGAGTGGGTGATATTGGTCGTACTGAGTACAGAGTGCCATTGAAGCTTGACATAAGCCGCGAGAGAAATCAATATAGTTCGGTGTCGGCGGTTGATAATAATCCGTTGATGAGTATGCAGAGTTTAAGCAAGAATGCTAAACGGGATGAGGAGGCAATAAGAGAACTCAGCGCTTATTTATCGGCGCAATAGATTGAATAAAAATTAAATTTATGTCCAAATTAATACAAATATAAATACTAAAATTACTACGAATATTCCAATTTTAATAATTTTTCTATTTAAATCATTATTTGTTACTATAGGTACTTGCGAAAAGGTACTTTCTTGTTGCCAAAGGCTCCCTTCGGATTGCCAAAGGCTCCCTGAAGCTTGTACTGAACTTACACTATTCTGACTAACAGGTTCTTGCTCTTCTTCAATTATAGTTGGCAGAGATGCTATCTCCTTTTTAGAATCCGCATGTTCTTTACGGCAAATTAGGCATGTAACTGTAGTCTTAGAATGAACGTAATCAATCCAGCAACTGGGGTGTACTTTATATTTACAATCGCAGAATGTGTTATCTTGTAGGGATTCAGAAGTATCATCTTGGCAGATAATACACTCCATATTGTCATCCATCCTATATAATCAGACTGATTTCAAATTTTTTCGGATGCGATTAGATTCCGGTTTTACAATTTTAGGTGTTATTAAAAATATGGTGTAATTGTAGAAAAAGATGTCTAATAATGGTACTCTTAATGTTGGCAGTATTTTAGAAAAAGTACAAAAGAGAGAAAAGCGGGCTGCGGCTAAAGGCGCTACCACCGCCGCAGCTAATAATGCTCTTAGTGATATTGCTGGTTTATTGACTGAACCTAATGCTACTACTGCTGTTGCAAATGCTGTTGTGAATGCTGCTGCGACTGCTGTTGCGAATGCTAAAGGTCCTACAACATTAAATGTATCTGTTGGTGATAAAAAATATAAGGCAGTAATAACAGCAGTAGGAGGCCGTCGTAACAAAACAAATGGTGGCAAACGCAAGCGCACCCATCATAATAAGCGCAAGGGAACCCATCGCAACAAGCGCAATTAAATAGTATAGTATAATAATTATAAAATAACTAATAAAATAATATTTGGTTAGTTGTTTTAAAAATGTGTATAAATTGTAGAATGGCTAAAAATAGGCGTACGGTGAGAAAGAGACGAACTAATGCTACAAGGGGGCTACATCTAAATAAGCTCCGAAATAAAAAAATAGCAAAATACAAAAATGTTAAGGGAGGATGGACGGGGGGAAATGGACATAACGACCAGAATAACGACGATTATAGAGACGCATGGAATCAAGAAAACCCCCCTATGGAAATTAATATTAAGCCAGGTGTTGGAGCAATAATATTCAATATATTATTTTCAAAATGTGTTGGAATACATAATGCTGGAGATTCTAATCTTAATCAATGGGCTGAAGATAAAGGAAAAGAAGATGCCAATAAAGAAATCCCTATAGAGGAAATAAAAAAAAATTATTTTAGTTTTCATAATAATTTACAGAAGTCTCTTAATATAAAATACAGAGTATCCAATAGTGATGATAAATTTATAGCTGAAATGTGTGCTAATAATGCATACTGGAGGAATTTTAATAAGAAAATAATAGATCAAGTATGGAATGATATAATGCAAAACTATTTGACTATAAAAAAACAAGATAGGGTACTTCCAAATGAATTTATTACTGATATAATAGTCTTAGCGGAGAAGCAGCTTCAAGAGCAGCAACCAAATGGATTTGGGAGGGCAGCTGCTACATTGAAAGACAGATTAACTGCTATGCCTAATACAACTACGTCTAATACATCCACAAACGCTCGTAAGGAAATCTTATCTAAATTGAATGCTAATAAGATGCAGTTTATGGGGCGGGCTGCCTATAAAAAAGAGGTTAATCAAGCCCTAACTAATGCTGGACTAAATCTATTAACTGAAGCTGAAATTGCTGAATTACGTGCCACCCCCGTTGGCGGTAAATACAAGCGTACCCGTCGCAACAAGCGCAAAGGAACCCGTCGCAACAAGCGCAATTAAATAGTATAGTATAATATTTCTAAAACAACTAATTAAATAATATTTGGTTAGTTGTTTTAAAAAATGTGTTTAAATTATAGAATGGGTAAAAATAGGCGTACATTGAAAAAGAGTCTTACGGCAAAAAAAAGACAAAATGGCGGAGTAGCGCCAGTTAATTATACTATTCCACCCAACCAACGCCAGCCTACTGAGGCTATTATGGAGAGGGCTACGACAGCGGGAGGAAAGCGTAAACGTACCCGTCGTAATAAGCGCAAGGGAACTCGTCGCAACAAGCGCAATTAAATAATATTATATAAAATCTAAAATAACTAATAAAATAAAATTTAGTTAGTTGTTTTAAAAATGTGTTTAAATTGTAGAATGGAAAATCGTGGCAGACAAAGAAAAATTCAACAGTTTTATAATAATCGTGGTAAAAATGTGTATGAAAATGCGTTTAAACAGAAACGGGCAGAATCACCTCAACCATCAAATGCTTTTAGACGTACGCAAAATACTATAAATGCAGCAAGGCCATTACAAAACAGAAAGTCAATATTTGGACGTGCTCCTTCCCCTACACGTAATGGGGCTAGACAACGAGAAAATAATATAAATAGAACTATGAAAAATATAGTTAGATACAATAATCTAACTGGAAAAAATAATAATATACATAATACATCCCAAGATCTTAAATCAATAAATAATGAATCTAAGTCCTTTTGGAATCGTTTAATTAATTCAACAGGAGTATTTGGCGGTACTATAAATAAAAGAACTCATAAAAAGCGTAATCACACAAAGCGTAACAAGCGTAACTAATCAAGAGTATAAAAGATTAACCATTATATTTAACTAAATGGATAAGACTCCTATTATATTAACAGGTCCTCCTGGATGCGGTAAAAGTTACTGGATACAGAAGTACGCGGAGCAACTAAAAAAACAGCTATTTGTATGTCCCTGTCGAAAGGACCGAACACTTCGCGATGGTCGTCAAAAGCTACATATTTGGGGTCGCCGAACAGAGCCCGCTATTCTCTGGTTAGAAGGTGCTGACGATTTGACACCCGAAGCTCAGGCATTTCTACGCCGAATTCTGGAAACTCACGCACAAGATGTTCTATTTATTTTGGAATGTCGTGATGCCGGCCGCCTTCAAGAACCTATTCGGTCGCGATGTGTAATTAAGCGATTATTCCAGCCACGATGGGATGAATTAGAAACATTTTTAATGAAAACATATAACAATCTTAGCATCGGTGAAATTAAGGAGTATTTAAACAAGAACGAATATTCATATCGTCGTGCGAACCAATGTGCGTTCTTACAACTTCAGTATCCCGAAGTTTGGAAAACGACCTTAGAGCATCATCGAAAAGAGAAGCTCATAATCAAAAATCAGGTTCCTGATGACCTAATTACATACATTAAAGAGGGGTATAATCCCGAATTACTGCTTAATCCATTATTATCGGATGAAAAGATATTAAAAGACTACGGTAAATGTACTGAATTAGCGGGGTCTCTCTGGGCGTTTTTGGGAAGTGCGTTATATAGAGCCCCAAGAACAACAAATATTCAAGAAGAATGAATAGAAGTTCAGATTCAGTTCTTTCAGTGTATTCAGATGCCCGAGCTGAATACACCAAGCAACTATGTTTTTTCCTAGTACCGGCCTATTTCCAGTTTTTCATTGAGTTACTTGAAAGGTCCAAACGTGAATCAGAGCCCAAAAAGGCGCTATGGCAATTCCAAACATACTTAAATGAGGTCCATGACTGGAATATGGAGAAGGTACAACAAGAAATTCATAAAATAAATAATAATTGTGGTTGCGATTATCTTGAAGACCTTCTTACTGCTGTTTTCGTGGCCCACACCAAGGTTCTAACTGCTATCCGTCTCTCTTCAAATAAGAAGAAAATTGAAATCAGTGTACCCAAGGTCGACCACTTCTTATTTAAAGTCTTATGTGAAACATCTAAATTGCTTTGGAGCTCTACGTATTTATTTAGAGATGGTATTTCAGGTGTTGAAAAACAGCAAAACTATCGTACTATAGAGCAAATAATCAATGAGGGTATTTTACAGGCTGTAAGGAGTCTTGTTCCAGTAAAATCCATTCTTAAGGACTTTGTTAATAATGAAGGCGGCGAGGATAGTGATGAGGATAAGGAGGAAAAGGAAGAGAAGGATAAGGAGGAGAAAGAAGAGAAGGAAGAAATACCCTCTACTGTATCACAAGTAACACAAGTAACTGAAATCCCCCCTTCTGTATCATTAGATGTACCTATAACTCCAGTTATTCAAGTAGCAGATCTTACTGTTCCTAATACTTCTGAATCAAAGGAAGACAAACCACAGGAAGACAAACCACAGGAAGACAAACCACAGGAAGACAAACCACAGGAAGACAACCCAGCTGAAGTTACACAACAACCCCCACAAACAATTATAATTGATGACAAACCAACGGTAAGTTTCGGCGAATATGATGCAGTATTTGATTCTGATAATCCACATCAATCCGATATGATTTATGATCCAAAAGATGGTGACGAAAATAACGTTCCGGCTCTAGAAATATTAGACGAACAAGGAACATCGCTATCTGAAGGATTGGATTTTGATGATTTGGATGATAAAGAAGCCAAACCTGAAGATCTTGGAACAGACGACTACGAAAGTCTAAATTAGTGCGGATGGAACATGTGTGTTTTTCTCGCAACAATCAAATAATGATGCCAAACTGGTTCCCCTGGATTTTTGTTGGAGGTCTAATCTTTATCGCGTTGAGTTTCACTGCTACCAAATACAAGGACAAAGACTATAAAAAAATACAAGTCTTACAGGACTTTATAAGTGGCGCAATATTAATTGGTTTTACAGGTGTTTTAGTGCCTGATATGTTCCCAAAAATGGGACTACCAGAATCATTGCCATCTTTTGGAACAGGATTAGGAAGTGATGATTTAGATTTACAGGTAGGCCCTCCTCGCCTAGCAGGTAGATAATTAATTTCTTTTTGGGAGATAGAAAAATGCCGACAACCATTTATGATAGTTCATTAATTACACAGCGCCGCCGTGCTAAGGCCGAGTCCGGTTCCTTCATATCTCGTATTTCTCCTTGGAATTCGAATAATACCACAAACCAACCGAATACTGGATATGCCCCCATGTTAGGAATCTGGGATCAATCCATTATTAACACTGTAAAGAATGGTAATATGAAATTTTACAGAAAAGGCGACGGCGGTTGCACTACAGTCAGTAATGGATGCCCTTGTGAACCGTTAGCAGCTGGTGAATGCTGTGGTACTAACTAGATAATCCTTTATACATTTTATCTAAAAATAAGTAAAACATAATTACTTATTTTTACATATATCATAAATATCTAGATACCAATCGAATAAACCGTTGTATCCTGTGGAACTTTTTGTTTCCACTTATATTGTTGGAAAACGGGTTTATGAACTTGATCTTTTGGAACTGCATTATGTACATCTTGTGCTATTCGTATATATAAATCAAATCCTTCATATTTTTCATTACCATCTTTATCTTCATAAACCGTCGCACCATCTTTATTTACAGTCCAACTCCATAATAAATTAAATAGAGGGGATTTTGTTTCAAATACTTTCCAGTTACCCTCTTGACTTATAATGGAAACTCCTTTACCCTTCTTTTTATCAGGTTTATCATCAAAAAGGCCATCAATTAAACTAATAGCTAGGCGAGATAAATCGAAAGATGGATTTGGGGGATGTTTCGGTTTACTATGATCAAAAAATGGACCAAAGTTATATTGGTCTCCTGCTTCTTGATCGGGCCAGTGATCGTCAGATACCCAAAGATGTTTTCCTAATCTAAAAATGGCACGACCAAAATCTATTATACTAAAAATCTTTCCAAATGTTGGTACTCTCCAAACAGTTCCATCCTTTGCTTTGTAATATAAAAACTTTATATCAGTTGCTCTCCAAACAATATTGTTTGAATGGAGGTCATTATGTGTAAAGCAAACTGTTTGTTGTAGGAAACTAAGTGCCGCAATTATTTGAAATAACCAGGCAATCCATCGTGCTTCCCAGCCTTGAGAACCACGTTCTTGTCCGTCAATTTCATCTTCATCTAGAAGATTATCCATAACACCATCTTGTGCTTCTTGATATATTAAAATAACTGGCATATTTGGTATTTCAATACAAATATCAATATCAAGATCTACAGTTTCATCTGAATCATCTGTTGTTGTTACTGACTCATATTCATTATCATCATTTGTGGATGCATCTGATCTAGATTCAGATCCAGATCCAGATTCAGATCCAGACCCAGATTCAGATTCTTTTAAAGATAGTCGCTTTGTAATTTTCTTGTTAATTTCAAAAATATCTTTAACATTTTCCGCCTCTTCTTCAATATTGTCAAAAGTAATCGATTTAATTGATTCAATATCTGAATTATCAGACTCTTTACTATCAATTGCTACTAATTCAGGAATATCATCAGATTCATTGTTATTGTCATCATCATTATCATCATCAAAAGGGCATGTTGTAATTCCTTTATAGATTTCTTCAAAATTAGGAATCTCTTCAATATCTTTATCCCCGCGAATAACTGTTAAACGCGCACTATGGGATTTCATACCCTTCCAAAACCAACGACATTGTCTATAAGTGTCATATTCCTGAGATATATTAAACTGATAGGATTTACTTATCCCCGTTGTTGCACCATAGTGAAGAATACAATGCGGAGTTAAATTAAGCTCTCTAAAACGACTAAGTACAAAATTCGCAACTGTATCAACATATGCCTGATTATTATGGCTATGTAGTTTTGTCAAAGTTTTCTTCCAAGTACTCTCACTTTGTGGAAGTAAGGGATGCTCTGGAACAATGTATTTCTCCTTAATTAAATCAATTGGATTTAGTAAGTGAACGGTTTTAACAAATGTTTTACAGGGTTCAGATACTAGTGTGTTATCAAGGCTAGTCCTTACAGTATCCCATATTTTAGGGCGCGATTCATCAGGTTTAATCCAGGAATCAATATAATATTTGGAAGGCAGCTCAATATTTTTATGTGAAAGAGATGATTCAGGAATTTTAAAGATATCTAGTGCTGGATGATAACGCTGTAAATGTAAACAATTGGAAAAGTTACTAATTTCATTCTCAGATATATCCCTTTCTCGACAGGGTTGATTCTGAAGGGTCTGGAGAACTGCTTTCATCTTCTTGTTTGAAAGAGTTATACGTGTGTTTGTATAGCGCACTAGTTATTTTTGTCTGTACTAGAATACAAGAATGGCAACGCAGGGTGGAGTAAATGTTAACCTCCGGAAGTTTGTTATGAAATCTGTTCCACAAGATGCGGTGGTTGTATTTATTGGACGGCGGCGCACAGGCAAATCAACTCTTGTTCGTGACCTCTTATTTCACCATCAAGATTTACCAATGGGTTGTGTTATTTCAGGTACAGAAGAGTCAAATGGTTTTTTTAAAAAGATAGTTCCACCAATGTTTATTCATGGTGAATATAACCCAGTAATTTTAGCAAACTTCGTAAAACGTCAAAAGCTTGTTATGAATAAGATTCAACAAGAATCCGAACGTGGAGTTAAGTCAAATATTGATCCTCGTGCTTTTTTGATTCTTGATGATTGTATGTACGATGATTCTTGGACTCATGATAAGAATATTCGTTATTTATTTATGAATGGTCGTTGGTTAAAGGTATTTTTCGTTATTACTATGCAGTTTCCACTAGGTATTCCTCCAGCACTTCGCACAAATGTTGATTATGTATTTATATTAAGAGAGCCCTATAAAAATAACCGTGAACGACTTTTTACAAATTATGGTTCTGCTTTCCCATCATTTGAATTTTTCTGTCAAATGATGGATCAATGTACGCAGAATTATGAATGCCTTGTTGTTAATAACAATACCCAGAGTAATAAACTGGAAGATACGATATTCTGGTACAAAGCAGATATACATGGCGATTTTAAGTTAGGTGCCCCAGAATTATGGCGACAATCCGAGATGTTATCGCGTATTAAGGAAGAAGAGGACGTTAATATGTTTGATCCGCGACAAAGTACTAAATTAAGGGGGCCGGCTATCAACGTTCAGAAGAAATATTAATAAATATAAGAAATGAATATAAAGCTTAGACAATCAGCGGGTAAGCTATTTACTATGTTAATAATTGGAATGGTACTATTTTTAGTATTAATGCCGAGAGTTTCCGAGGGATTTATGGATGCTGGTCGTTGTGGGGTTGATTTACTACCGTGTTCAGGAGAACGCATACGGTGTATGAATGGATACTGTAAATCAGACATTCCCCCTAAGCTTCCACCGTTATCTAATTTGCCAATGACCCCACCGACAAAGTATCCTTATTCTCCTTCTCAATAATTTAGCATATGGGTCAATGAATAAAACCTTTGCTTTTGCTAGGAAAATGGCCCGCTCTAAATCAATGGGAATTGGTGCGATGTTTGTTCTACTTGTTCTATCTGTTGTTTTATTGCCAATGATTGTGCGTTATATTGAAAGACTTGAAGTTACACATTTTGCGATACAAGGATTCCAAGATATTGCTAATGTCAATGGACCATCTTCTGCAGATGGAGGAGTAGCAGGTGTTCCAGCTATTGGCTCTGCTTCTAAGTTACCAAATTGGCGCCCCGACCCTAATACCGATTATCTATGCCGCTCACCGAATGAAGATGGACAACCATGCCCTGAAGGGCAATTCTGTGATGGTACGACACAGTCGTGTATTCCCAACTATGTAGGAGGTGAAGTTCCAAATACGGGATATTTCTCTTAGACCATTAACCTTAAAATACGGTATACATTAATGTTTCATGTTTACTAAACCAAAAAATTAATTCAGAAAACGTACTTATTCTATTTGCAATACAATAATTACATTTTGCTAAAACTAATGCTTTAACTAAAGCATACTGAATATCATTCATATTTTCATTTTTATTAAGTATAATAGTTTCTATATTTCTTTGATTGAAAAATTCTTGATATTTATCCAAAAATGCGTGATTATCAATTGAAATAACTATCATATTAATATCATTATGTTTATCTAGAACTTCTATAATTTTATCTCTATATGTTTCAAAATTATAGGCTCGATTTATATTACTTTCATGACTAGCTTTCCATGTACGAATTGAAAGACCTAGGGTTCTTTTTTGTTTAAATGTCTCAACTATATTATTTACCATATTTAAAACAACTGGTTTAAAAATAATTTTATCAATTGTAGCAAATATACGATTTTTAACTATTGGATGAATTTTAAGTGGATCATAATTTGTATCTATTTTTCTTGAATAAGAGAATAAATAACTAAATTTATAATTGTTTAATCCGCCAATATACCAGTCTCCACCAGGTATGTTTTCTTGAAAATTCTCTTCATGTTTGTGAATAAGTAGGCGACATGTAGTTACTTTTTCAAGTTGTTTTTTTGTAGTTTCTTTATAAATAAATTTATCATCGAGAATTGTATTATAATTACCATAAACATAGTTATCATAACACTCTATTACAGTGTCGTCATTGACACCTAAAGCGCTTATTAGATTTTTTAATACATTGCCGATACCTAGTTTGTCGAGCTGATAATCTTTTATAATAAACTGAATATTTTCCATATTAATCTATTATAAAAATTATTATAATTGCTTTAAACTAACAAAATTGTATTATTGTAAATAATTATGTTTTGTTAGGTATTATATTTTATTATTTTATTCATAAGTAACATCACTCATTTTCCCAAAAGGATGAGGTGTAGTTTCAGGCTGTACAACTCCATTCTTGAATTCAAGATTTGTCATACTCGGTGCTGAATTTTCAACAGTATTTGTAATAATCGTGTTTTGAACCACAGTATTTTTATCATCTAATACCTTTTCAACTGTAAGGGCTGCCTTCTCTAATTTACGTTGTAGTGCTACATCACTATTGCCAGCAAACATATTGCCAAATGTATCAGAAGCGGAAGCACCACCACCAAATACTTGCTTTGTGTTAGCTCCAGCAGCGGCAGCAGCGCCTCCACTCTTCGCACGCTCTTCAAAGTACTTATCGCGATTATCCTCATTCTCCTTGTACTTACGCATTAGAGTATTGAGCTCATCTTGAGCGTATTCTTGATCGGCAATTTCATGAGGTTGAGGGTCCCACGGGAGCCATTTGCCTAGATCACCAATAAAAATATTATGGTACTTGTCTTTGCCCTGTAGCTTTTTAGCCTTAAGTTCAGCCTCTTTAGGATTTCCATAAACTCCGCGGACTTTGAGACCACGTACGGATGTACGAAATTCATTCAGCGCGTAGAACTCATCTTCAAGTTTGGTCTTGTTGGCAAACATATAATTATCATATGCTTCTACAATCGTTGTCTTTTGAATATCTGCCCGATTCTTTTGAACGAAGGGTTCATACTCGCTCATCAGCGTCGTAATATTCATCCTATTCTTACGACAAATTGTAGCTTGTTCGTTTTGATCATTCTTCTCAAGTTCCTTGATACGCTCATCAAGCTGATCGTTAATATTTTTTACAACACTGACCATATATTTCTCAAGATTTTTGATCTTCCAGTCAACTTCATACGATTCTAGAAACTTCTTAAAAAAGAATACATCTTTTTTCTCAAGGACTTTCTCCGGACTGATGAAGCTTAGTAGAACATAACGCTGTCCAGGAATCTCAGTATCTTCGTCTAGAAAGTCTTCAACTACGGTGGGTACACTTTTATCTGTCATATGTATCTATCAAGTTTGAGTATTGAAGCTTTAAACTCGGATTTAGATTCGTAGACGGGTTTTTTTCTTACGGCTAAATATAAAGAATGATGGGCTACGGTTTTGCTGAAATTGTAAATCGCATAATTAAATACCTTATTGAGGGTCTAGTAATTGCGGCGGCGGCTATCTTAATCCCCAAGAAGTCGCTACCGCTTGACGAAGTAGCGACCCTAGCCGTGCTCGCGGCGGTGGTGTTCGCTATCCTTGATGCGGTGTCCCCCAGTGTTGGTGTTACTGCCCGCCAGGGTGCTGGATTCGGTCTAGGTGCCAACCTTGTCGGATTCCCCCGTGTGTAAGAAATTATCCATTTTTGAATAATCACGAATCCATTTCGTGTATTAACTAAAATGCGTAATGACCCCCACCCTATGACAGTTCACTAAAATCTTTAAAAATAATATATTTTCCAAAATATTGGATATTATATTGTTGGATTAATCTAGTTTTTTTAAACCCTGTAATTTTGTTAGATTATGGGTGGTCCTAGGCAGTAGAGATATATTGCCACCCCATCTCCGCACATATCTTCTCCCAGGTCTTATCTTGTAGATAAAGTTTATCACGATTTTTAAGAAGTGGAAAACATGGCAAATATTCATCCATTTCTAGAAGTTCACACATCTTATAAAGTACATATCCATACGATAAGAAGTTTCTGCGTCCTTTGGGGCAATGCTTTTTAAAAGATGGTTGAATTTCACGAAACATATGACGTAACTTCTCTTCATCTTCACGAGACATACATGGTGCATTTTGGCCGTTAAGACGATTTATAATATGTGGAATATGTTCATAATATTTCGATGCTTTCATCTTTCTGAGAATCTCGCGCAACTTGGTCGGTTTTAAACTAGCCATATTTGTAATGCGCTCTTTTTTGAGTTGAACGAGAATTGCGTCATAAATTTCACCAGGAATTTCGGTACTTTCCTTGGCTTGAAATTGCGCCAACCATTCATTAAAATGATTGATTTTTTTGTACGCATAATAACATACTTCACGTGGCGGATCCTTGTATGATGGTTTATCACTATCAACTAAAATAAACTCTTGATGCCCGCACTTAGAGCATGTAAGATTTGCCTCATTTAGGCACATAATCATCTCATTACCACAGAGATCACATAAAGTCCAAGGATCATCGTATTCTTCAACGCTATTACGTGCCATAGCAGGGTTTTCGATCTGAAGATAGTCATTTAATAATTGATTTCTTTGATGACCCTTTTTTTGTGGAAGAATTACGGTATTAGCTTCTCCCTTTTTCTCAGATTGTTGCTCTTCTTGTGCTACCCCTTCAAGAATAGCAAGAATTGAGCCTGGTTTAGCCTTAGTTGTATTATATGTTTTTGTTCCTTGTTGAATCTGATCTTGAATGTCATAATAATTGTAAAGTATATCACCTGTTCGAAGATAATAATCCATTAATTCTGAACCATCCTCAATAGATTTAATTCTTTTTTCAAGAATTTCGACGTCTTTCTCAAGACGCCATATTTCAATATCACAAGTGGTATTCTTAATACGTTCATTAAGATTTACTAGTTCTTGTTTGTATACTGCAAGATTATCTTTTTGTTCTAGATGTTCCTGAACTTTTTGGCTATGAATAGCATCGAGTGTAGTGCGAGCTTCCGGATTACTACGTTTTGAACTTTTTACTTTAAAAAACGCACCTTCATTCATTGGTGAAATGTACTTATACGGTAAGCGTAGTTACTTTTTAAATCCCTCATGAAATTATAATTTAGATAAACGCGTTATGAAATCATTTAATATTATTCATAATGAAATGTAAATTTATGTTAAAAACAGTATACAAATCATATCTCCGGCCTATTTTTAGAAAAATATATTTTTTTCAAAAATTATGTTTTTCCAAAAATTATTATCTTAGATCTAAGTATAAAAAAATGACTGGTGGTGGTTTAATGCAACTCGTAGCTTATGGCGCCCAGGATGTTTACCTAACTGGTAACCCCCAAATTACGTTCTTCAAGGTGGTTTACCGCCGTCATACCAACTTTGCCATGGAATCCATTGAAAACCCGTTCAATGGTGCCCCCAACTTTGGCAAGAAGGTGACGTGCACCGTTCAACGCAACGGTGACTTAATCTACCGCATGTACCTACAGGCGACTCTGCCCCAGGTACAGCTACAGTCGACGGATGGCTCTGGTGCCCAGTTCCGTTGGCTCAACTGGATCGGCCATAACATCATCAACTACGTTGAAATCGAAATTGGTGGCCAGCGCATTGACAAGCAATACGGACAATGGCTCCACATCTGGAACGAGCTCACCCAGGAGCCTGGCAAGCAGGCCGGCTATGCCAAGATGGTTGGCAACGTCCCTGAGCTCACCAACCTGCTATACCAGGGTGGAAGCACGTGCGACAATGACTGCTATGGAGGTGAGCCCCTCACGTCCGAAGTCATTACCAGCTGCGCGCCGATGTACACGCTGTACATCCCGCTCCAGTTCTGGTTCTGCCGCAACCCTGGCCTTGCGCTACCCCTCATTGCGCTCCAGTACCACGAAGTGCGCATCAACCTCGAGTTCAACACGCTTAACAACCTATGCTGGGACTACAGCAACTCGAGCGACCCCCATGCGGTGCGCAACCGTGTCGGCCAATGCGGTCTGGCGGCGGCGTCTCTGTACATTGACTACATCTACCTTGACACGGACGAGCGCCGCAAGTTCGCCCAGGTATCTCACGAATACCTCATTGACGTGCTACAGTTCACGGGCGGTGAATCCATCACGTCTTCGGCCAACAAGCTAAAGCTCAACTTCAACCACCCGTGCAAGGAGCTCGTGTGGGTTGTACAACGCGACTCGTTCGTGAGCTGCGATGACACGGTTATCAACCCGTGGAAGGGACAACAGCCGTTTAACTTCTCGGACTGGTGGGACCGCTCCGTGCTGGAGTCTGGTTACTCC